TTATTCAAGTACTAGATTGATGGTTCGTTTCATTTCTTTATGCAATGAAGTAGCTTGCGCGAGTAATTCATTAAAATCCTCACCATCTATCTTGTAAGCTATACTAATAATTTGCAAGAGCCTTCTTTTTAAGTCCGTTAAACCACTAATCATGAAAATAGAACGCATCACCTCAAAAAGAATAATTCTCGATTGCTGCATTTCTTTAGAATTATTATGCCTATCCTTGATAATTTCTTCTTTCAGAATTTTTTCTGCTATCTCAAAGCGCTTTTCAACGTTATTTTGCGAATTAAGCTTTAACTTGCCGATTTCAGCAAGCAACTCATCTTCCATATAACTATTTAGGAATGAGTTTTTTTCGTATTCCTTAATGAAATTACTCCAATTTATCTTGTGGTTTTCAGATACATTAAAAGCAATTCTCCTAAGATCGCATTCACCATTTCGTTCTTTTTCAGATTTGCCATCCCATAAAAGCGGCAAATCAAATATATTAATAAGGCGTGCGATCGTTAAAAGCTCTTTTTTCTTTGATTCTTCAATTAAGCTTGCAAACAAAGTATCTCCTCTCAAGTTAAAGACTGTTTAAATTTTTAAAGAATCAGAGCTAAGCATGAAATTTTCGAACTCTTGCATATTTTGAAATTGCAGCTTCTGTCCTAATAATTCAGCAAACTCATTGATAGCGCCGGAAATCTCGTCTGCGCTAACGTTTGCAGTTGAACTAAGCAATGCACCTAGAACTTCCGTGCGGCTCTGTAGTTCTGGGATTTCTTTTTCCAAAAAAGCATCAAGCTGTGCTTGCTCTGATGCAAGACGCTCGCGAGCCGCTTTCTCAATCGCTTGCGTGCGTTTGAGCATTTGTGCGGAAAGCTCTGCTCCACGTGCTGCATCTAGTGCGCTCTGATAAAAAAGCGACGACATCGCGTAGCCAATCATTCCACCAATAGCGGCACCAACAACTGGAATAGGTATGGCGATTTGACCTAGGGCAGCCAGCATGCCCCCTGAGAGCATTCCTGAGCCTTTTTCACCCACTTCTATAAGCAGGTCAGCCTCCGTGATTTCGCCTGTCACATAGCGTTTAACTGAGCTTCCCAAGGAAAGGCAGATGCTCACCGCAAGTGCTGGAGCGTTTGTGGCTGAAAGCGCTCGTAATGTGCCACTGCTGGACTGTTGCAGCGTTCCCTTAATGGCTGATCCAGCAAATCCAGTGGTGTAACCTAGCGTAGCTGCCTTGCCTGTGTCGGAGGCAACAGACACCATGGCATCCTTAATATCCTTTTTACCTTGAGCGCATTCAAAAATATTTCGCAGCGTTGAAATGCATGCACCAACTGCTGCACCATATTTAGCTGCTTCAACCCCTGCACCATGGCTGGTGCGCGCGATATCTAGTGCCGTAGCCAGCTCGGGGTGCTTACGATAAAAAAGCGCTTCGTCAGTCGTGAGCCCACTATCACGGACGTTCTCTGCAAGCTGCTCATAGTTGTCGGCTTTTGCTCTTAATTCTGCAGCCACCTGAGGCTTTCCAGCACTCTCAACTTTAAGTGCTTGCTCGCGCAACTCGCTTGCCTGTTTCTGGCAATATTCTGCCGCACCCTCGAATTGCTCTGATGGCAACTCCAACTTTATGCCTCGGTAACGTGCAAATTTGCCATCCTCCTTAGCGATACGCTCAAAGAGTTGATTGCGATCACCCACAAATTTCATCTGTGACTGGCTACCCTCAATAATCTCGCCATTCAACACTTGCACACGATCTACAACATTATGATTTCTGCCATATTCCGGCAAATCGTCACTACGCCAAGTACGTTGCTCTGATCGCTCGATGATGGCCTTTGCATTGTCACGGCTGGTAGAGGCGATTTCTGCAGAAAAACCCGCTTGTTGCTTGATGTTCTTTGCTGCTTCAACGGGATCGCTGTTGAGCTTATGCTTAGAGACTTCAGACAACCCCTTAGCCATCTTTTGACCGGTTTCGTTGTCCATCCCTGTGTAGCCTTTAACGAACTCAGCGTTCGCACTGCCGTAGCGAGAAACTGTCTCGCTACCAGCCATGCTCACACCGACTCGCTCCATTTCTCTTTGGCTACCGTGTTGAATATCTACGGTCTTCTTTTTATCGGAATTTTCGTTATTCACCCTGCCTCCTTCATATGACGCTGCTTACTGAGGTTTTTGAAACCAGTTTTCAGTCTTGATATGCGTTTGTTTTTAAAGACTGAGACGCACTAGACTCCCAGTGAAATAGTGCATGTCGTAAGCTCGACAACAGGTTCTCGTGCCATTCCGCAGGCTGAACAATCCGCACATGTGGCAACCAATACCGCACCACAGGTAGCAGCTGGTCGATGTGATTGATATGTGTGGTAACTAGCAACGAACCGTCACGATCTTGCCGTTGCTGCTGTTGAGGTAGCAACGGGCGACGAATAAAGTAATACGCCGCCTCTGGGGCCACACGCAACAGGACTTCCGTGGTCTCTTCAGTAAACCAAACGTCGTCCTTGGCGTCGATATATTCCTTGTGGTTGCTCTTTTGTACAAAGAAACTGCCTTGGTCTACCAGTAAGTTTTCGATCAAGCCAATGCTGAAATTTTTCAGCTTTGAACCTTCTTCCGCTGCCAAGTACCAAACGCCGTTTTTGTGGATTAGCTTGTAGGGCTGCACATTGCGTGCTTTGCCCTTATAACTAAAACTGCATGTATGTTTTTGCTCGATGGCAGTTTGGAGTTGCATAAACTCTTGCGTACGCGGACGCAAGTCTTCATGTGCGATGGCCTGCACATGCGTTGTGCGCTGCTGTTCCGGGGTATGAAGTTGTTCCAACAGGTAGCGCAAGCTGCTATCCGGAAACAAGTGCTCCGTCCCCGACATACGTGCATAGCCATGCAGGTGCTTGGCTGGAATACTGCTTCTCGCTGTGCGCGTCAGCTGCCACTGACCATCGGCACTTCGCTCAACGATCCCGCACAGACGCTCGCCAAGGTCGCGTTCAATGGTGCGCACATCCACTTGAAAATCTTGTGCAAGTTGGTGCTTGTCAACTGCATCACCTTGGTGCAGGCGCGCAAGAATTTGAGACAAGCGCTGTGCAAGTTTTTCGCCTTTTGATGCTGAGCTAGCCGAGGTTGAAGCAGACATTCAAGAGCAGGGAAGTAATTCAATGAATGTAACTATAAGTGGCTTTTGAGACAGGTTGTGTCGCACCCAGAATTTCAATACGCCAAGCTGGCTTGTGTGAATCAAGTTGGTTGTGACTCACTACCTGTTCAGCACTCACAGCTTCGGCATTCATCCATGCTTCTAAGGCTCTAACTAGCTCAGTCACCTGATGCTGCAGCGAGTTGCTACAAACCATCAAATGAAGCAATGCCATACTGATCTGCTGCGCCAATACCTCTTTTTTGCTAGCGTTATTAAGGCTAAGTACATCACCCAAATCGCATTGCAATTCCGTGCGCACCCCTATTAGGCGCAACGTGTCTTGCACAGCCTTGGAAGCATTCAAATAGGAAGCGCGTTCTGAAATTATTTGCTTGAACTGATCGATGCGACGCAGTGCCAGTTGATAGTACAAAGCGATGAAATCTGCATCCAGCGGATCTGCGCTATCAAGACCCAGGATGTGGGGGCCATAGTGGCAAAGTGCTTTTGATGCTTCTTGGCTTAACCGAAGGTTCAGTTCGCACTCACGCACATGCAATTCACTCAATAGTGCATGGGGGTTACGAATCACTACGTAGTTAGTAGACATACATGCTGCCTTCAATACTAAAGCTGAATTGAAGACAAACTTTAAGAATTGATAGCGACAGGCTGTGTCGATGATGCAGTCTTAGTGCAGATGCAGGTGCAGGTGCAGGTGCAGGTGCAGGTGCAGGTGCAGGTGCAGGTGAGGAGGTTGACTATGCCCCCTTACTGCCAACTACTCAGCAGCGAGACGAAGTTTTGCTCGTTCAGGCACATTGCTAGCCATACGCAATTGATCAAGGTAATCAGCCCACTGCTGTATTTGTTCAAATCTTTTTGCTAAATACTTTGTTCGGTTGTAACTTCGACCGTTCGAGTCTTTGACTGCGTGGGCCAGATTGGCCTCGATAGCAAGTGGATCGAGGTCAAGCTGGTCAACCATCATCGTTCTAGCGCTGGCGCGGAATCCATGCCAACTTTGCTCATCGCCATAGCCCAAGCTGTACAAAGCAGTGCGTACCGAATTGTCTGACATTGGGCGATCGTGATCTCTCTGTCCTGGGAAAACATACTGCCCACGCCCACTCAGTGGCAAAAGTTCGCGCAGTAGCGCTACTGCTTGCTTCGGCAGTGGAACAACATGCGGCTCTCCCTTTTCTTTTTCTTCAACGGTGCGCTTCATCTTGGCGCTAGGAATAGTCCAAAGGGCTGCATCCAAATCCAACTCAGCCCATTCCATTGTTCGCAAATTGCCTGGACGCTGGTAAAGCAAAGGCGCTAGCAGCAAGGCAGTGCGAACAAATGGCCCGCCTTTATAGGCATACATGGCTCTTAGCAGATCACCAAAGCGCTCTGGCTCAACTATCGCAGGGAAGTTGGTGCCTCGATATGGTGTCAGCCGCGCTTTCAAGCCTTCCGTGATGTCTCTCTGTGCATTGCTGGCAGTTGGGAGCCAGTAACGCCAAATTTGGCGACACAGCATGAGTGCTCTGTCAGCTGTCTCAATAGCACCTCGGGCTTCAACTTTTTGCAGAACAGCCAACAGCTCCATCGGCTGGATTTCAGACATCTCTCGATCGCCAATCCAAGGAAAAGGTCTCTTTCCAGCTGGCTGAGCATTCGCTTAGCATGGCTGGGACTCCAGCGAGCAACCTGCTTGCCGTGCCATTCAAGCGCTACGGCCTTGAAGGTACTGCCAACGCCGGTAGGGTTGACCAGCTTTTCAACTTTCCTGGCTTTGGCCGGATCGACACCCTCCGCTTTTTGAAGCCTTGCCGCGTCACGCGCTCTGCGTGCAGCCGTAAGACTGACCTGGGGGTAGCTGCCCAAAGCTAGGCGACCCTCTTTACCATCCTTGCGATACTTCCAGAACCAACGACGAGATCCTGCAGGGCTAACCTCCAGATACAGACCTCCCGAATCTGCATATCTCTCTCTTTTAGCGCCGGGGGAACAAATCCTCTTTAGAAAGCCCTTCCACAGAGGGAAGTGGGGGAACAACGGGGGTAAATTTACCATTACCCCCGCTTTGTTCCCCCACTCGTTCCCCCACCAAGCATTGGCAGTGACTAGATCACCTTAGACAACATAAGACGCTAAGTCATTGATTTATCAAAAGAAAAAGGGGTTCAATGAACTTCATTGAACCCCTTTGGATGGGTGGGTGGTGGAGCTGGCGGGAATTGAACCCGCGTGCAGTCAAACAATAACAAGCACTTAGCACCGCCCGTGTGAAATCGGTGTGATTTCACCTCAAAGCATCCACAAAGCAGCACAACGACAGACAAGCTTGTGCTACTTCAATTTCCCCAATCTCACTCGAACCTGCGTCCGCATCATGCAGACAGCGGGTAAATTGTAATTGTTAGTGACGGCATACAAACGCAAAAAATCCCCCTCCAACCCGAAGGCCAGAGGGGGTTACTTATTTGGGCCATGCATCCTGCATCAGTCTGACATCAGCTGCGTGCCCATCAGCTTTTGCCGCGATTCCTGCACCAGCTTCTGCCAGTTTTGAACCTCCTGCTGCCATTGCTTCGAATACGGCTGTGCAGGTGGCGGCGTACTGACCGAGGGTTGCTTGGCTTGCGCGCTCGATACGTCCGGGCAGAGCGGCGAAGTCGCCATGCAGCCCTGAAGTAACACCGCGAAGATCAAGCAGCACACGATTGAGATCTTGCTGCGCCAGCTGGTTGGCTTGCTGTGTGGTTTGAAATTGCTGCAGTGCATCGACAAATCTCCCGTGTGTGTCGGCCAGGTCATGGGCCACGGCTGTGACGTTGTTGAGTTGGACTTGGGTCTGGCTGTGCTTGATGGCTTCGATCTGCCCAGACAGCCGCCAGCCATTGCTCACCCACCCAGCCCCAAAAAGCAAAGCCGCCAGAACGGCGGCCCAGATCAGCTTGAGCTTCGTAGTCATGCCCGCCCCTCGTGCGCCATGCTGTAGTGATTGCCATCCGGCGTGCTGAAGTCCCCGCCCCAGCGGCACAGCGGGTGCAGCGACTTCCAGTATTCGCCCAAAGGCTTATGGGCTTCTGTGGTCGTCAGATACTGGCCATCTTTGAAAAGGTTCAGGTCAATTGCTAAGCGCTGCTTGTGCACAGAGTTTGCAGAGCTGTACGACTTCTTCACGCCCACGTCACCGTGCACACGTGGGTCGCGGTATGCATCCCCAAGCGTCAGCTCATAGCCCTGCGCGTAGGCGTACTGGATCAGCTGCGCCACCAGCTTTGCAAACAGGCGCTGCTTCTGGCCGAGTGTCAGAGTGCTCATGCGTCACCACCTTTCTTCACGCTGCGCAGCTCTTGGATCACGTCCACCAGGTCACGCCCTTCCCGTTTTGCAATCGCTGTGAATGCCATGCGCACAATGGCCCAGCCGGGCAGTCCACAGGCGAACATGATCCCGCCGATAGCCACCATGGCCAGCATGTTTGCAGTCGGGTCCGGCACCAGCAGTTCTTCGTGCACGTCGAGCCAGAGGACGACAAGCGAGCCCAGCGACAAGCTGGACACCAGCGTGCTGATCAGCGCCACTGCCCATTCGCGCATGCTGCGCGGCGTTGTCATGCACATGACGACGATCGTGGCCAGGCCCGCAGCGACACCTCCCACCCCAAAGGCCCAGGCCAGCAGCTTCCAGCCGATGACGCCACCGGCTGCGCTTGATGTTGGTTCCATGTTCATCTTTCTGAAATGAAAAAGCCCCGGCAATGCGGGGCGTGGATAAAAGAAAACCCGCTTTGAGCGGGCTACTTGTTGCGCATGAGTGCGTAGATCAAAAGGCAGGCTATGACTGGCACCAGCCAATCCAGCACGCTTGGCACATTCCAGATGCGGGGATCAAAGCCACCCCATTGCGGCATATTGGCGCGCAGGCCGTGGCCGAACTCTTCAATCCAGCGGTACTCGGCTTGCGTGTGCTCGCGGGCTATCCACCAGATGCAGGCAGCAGCACCGCCCAGCCACCAGTTGCCTGTGGCTTTGCCGACTGCGAGCTGGGCTGCGACTGCGATGACGGCGTGAATCAGGGGTGTCAGATCCATCATGCGGCTCCAAAGAAAACCCGCGCCGGGGTGCTTGGCTGCTCAATCTCAAACTCAACAAGTTCCGGCACGCTGTCGCTCAAGTTGATGTGGAAGCCCGGCAGTGCTGCCATCTGCGGCGCATCGCCTTCTGGTGTTTGGACTATCTGGCCTGTGGGTCGGTGAATCGTGCCAATCACATCGACTGCGACATTTCCAATATAGGCTGGCCATTGATTATCTTCAGTCAGATATTCAGCGAATGCAGCACGGGCCGTGCTTTCGGAATTAAAGCGAAGGAATTTCATGCTGTGAGCCTTTGCATATTTTTGGGGGATAGTTGTGCACCATAACCAACTATTTGAAATATATGCGATGCCCCCAATACCGGACCTGAAGATGAAGCAGTGCAGAGGTCAATGTGTGTGCATATAGGAAACTCAAGCTCATGCGTCATTGAATTTGAGATAGTCCCATTTGAGGAGCTGGCAAAGTTTTTTCCATTCCAAGAGATAACGGATTTATATAGCCCTGTCGAAATATTCATTCCTGAAGCTACTGCATTAGAAGGACTTCCTCCATTATTACGAACGTAACTTGATCGAGCTATAGCGCCAGATGTTAGGCAATACGGGGTTCCGATATACCCATTACCCTCACTCCTTGCTCTGACTGGAAAGAATGTAGAGGACGCTGCTACGTCATAGCGACCATGGACAAATAAAGCACCTGCCCCTGCTGTCGTATACGGCACACTGACCTTATCCGTAGACCTCGTCACCGCCGCACCTTCTGTAGGGATGTAGCTTGTAGGGTAAGTGCCCTCCTCAAGTTGACACCCCCAGAACTCGAAAGAGTCCCCCGACGGCATATTTTGGTCTGGCCAAATAATGGGGGCCCAGCTAACCAAAGAACTGGTGGCAGTGTGCGACACCCAAATCCTGTACCAACCATTACCGATTTGCTGAATACCGTAACCTTCTGCAGAACCAGCGCTTGAGCCGACACCGGAAGGCGAAAGCAAAACGCTTCGCTGCATTCCAAATGCATTCCCATGCAGCAGTAGACGAATACTCCAGTTAGATGTATTCACTCCAAAACGCACGTAACAGGAGGCTGTGTATCTTTTGCCTTCCGTATATGACGTAGACCCGCTGCCTGCTGACAAGTATGTAGATGCTCCTGCAGTTGTAATAGTCGATGTGACTTTGACAGAGGTCTGTGAACCATTCGGCGCAATGTCGAATGCTGGTGTAATTTCAGTGCCAACTGGATTCCATTGCCCTGTAGATGCAGTAGGTGTACTTCTGATTAGAAGATTCGTCCTCGCCTCTTCCACCAACAACCCCAAGCATTTCCCGGTAGCGGGGTCATAGTCAATGCGCGGGGTATTGGCAGGCACGGTGCGCAGCTTGCCATCTGGCCCAAAGCATGTGGCACTACTTGCGCGGGTGCATTCAATGCGTGGGTCTACGCGCCCACTATTTGCAAAATCCAGCAGCAGGCTGGGGCGAATATCAGGCAGATCTGCAATTGCTGTCATGCGTAAGTCTCCGTGATGGTGCGGATTACGTTGTCAAAGCCGTGGAATTTCTTAATGAGCTGGGTGTTGCTTACCCACTCATGCCATACGTCACCAGGCTTGCTGTCTCGGGTGTGGCGCGTCACGCTTGTTGCACCCAGGGCGTCAAGAAAGGCCAGTTCGCCCAGATGCTGATTGCTGGGGAGCTCATTAGGAGCTGACCCCACATTGGCAATCGCAACGCATGCGGCAGCCAGGTTGTTGATGGCTGTCTGCGTGGCCGTGCTCACTGGCAGCTTTTCAACAAACACACCAGACGGCGTACCATCCGCAGCAATCTGCAGTCGGACAACGCCATTCGTGATGAGCTGCAGGATGTCGTTACCGGCAAAGCGCAGGCCCGTGTTTTCGTCAGCAGTGCCGCGCAAGCTGGGCGCGGCTACTGTGCCTGCGGCAAACTTGCCCTTGCCTGCACCATCACGGATGGCTGCGTAACTTGCAATCAGCTTTGCCGCCTCGGCTGTGAGCTCTTCCAAGTCTCCTCGCGTTGGCATGATTGCGTAAGCTTGGGCCGCTGCCGTGCTGCCCTTGTAGTTGGGGCTGATGCGCATGCTGGTCGCGCCCAAAATCTGCGTGATTTCGTAGCACTGACCATCAGGCCCGAGGAAGGTCTCACCAAGAGCTGCACCCTCCACCCAATCAGTGCCAACGCCTGTGACGGTCGCACTGTTGTTGGTCACCGTTGCGGTGCCGGTTCTATACCACCCCATTACTCACTCCCTTCTGCCGGTGTTTGCGGCCAAATGATGTTGTGCGGATCTGGCTGCTGCGTGATGTCGCGCAGCGCCTGCCGGTATGCGATCCATGCAGAATCAAGCGGCGCACCCTGCTCTTGCGCTCTGACGACACGCCAGTCGGTAGCAGCCAGCAGCTGATCGCGCTGTGCTCTCACATGCTCCCAAGCGGCTGCGGCTTCTGCATCAGCGTCTGTCACCCACTGATGTGTCTGCCAGTCCCAAGTTGCCAAAGGGCTGGGGCGCTCCGGCTTGGTGTGCCACACACCATCTGCCCACCAGTCACCTGCGGCGTGCCCCTCAATAAAGGTGCTGCCTGGCTGCAGGTTGAGCGCCACCTGGTCAACGGCGCCAGACAGCTCGCGCACAGGCGCGCCATGCTCGTCTAGTACGGTGATACAAATTTGTGTCATCGTTTTACCTCCATAGCGGACAGCCCTCTGTGCCAGTAATTCACTCTCACGGGGCTGGTATCCATGTTTCGCGCCTCAAGGCTGAGGGTGTAGACATGAACGCCAGCACCTGGAGAGTCCACAAGTGGCGGCAACGTCAGGTAGGTACGAGCAATCGCGCTGGTGCCGGATTCAAAATAAATCGTCGCATTCACGTCTAAGCGCCGCAACTCAGACCCATTTCGCTTCAAACGCACCCGCACCAGTGGGTTTAGAGAGCTTGTGAACCTACCGCTGGCCTGTAGCACCAAGCCCGCAAGCACAACAACACGGCCACCGGCGACTGACAGCGTGACGGTTTCAATCGCCACTTCCGTGTCGTGCACCGTGAATGACCCTTGATCATTTGAGAAAGCACCTACGGCAGAACTTACGGCTCCGTTGACCAAGTGCGATGTGTTGATGATGTTGCTGGCAGTCAAGGTGCCACTGAAAGAACCGCTGGCACCGCTGAGATTCCCAGAGAATGTGGCTGAGCCATTGCCCAAGATGGACAGGCCTGGCACCGCCAGCAATGCCTGTGTGCCCGTGGCCTGCAGGTTGAACGCGCGAGTGCCATCTGTGCTGCGGATCTCCACAGAGCCATCGCTGCCGAAATTCACTCCACGCACGCCAGCCTGGTAGTTGCTGGAGCGCAAGTAGTTAGAGCCAATGCTCCACCCACCCACCGTGCCAGAGGTTGCGTAGACAGTCCCGCGCACGATCACGCCGGAGAACTCTGCTACGCCGTCTGGCCGCAGCGTCCAGCCGCTGCTGCCCGCCACGTAGTTGCTGGATTTCAAGCTGCCACCAATGACGCCATTGCCTGCGGTGAGCTGCCCAGCGCTGATGGCGGTAGCTTGGATGCTGTCAGCAACCAGCGTGCCGAAGCGGGCCCACAGTGCAGTGACGTTGTTGATGTACGCGGCATCCATATAGACGCCAGCTGGCACAACCACGCCGTTGACCGTCTGCGCAGTTGTCTGCACAGAAAACGGCCTGACGTTCGCTACGCCTGAGCCATTCGGCGCTGCTACCCAGAAGATGTTGGCCAGCACGCCGAAATCGATATGCGCGCCTGCGGTCTGGCTGGAGGTGCCCGACAAGCCAAAGCCGCCGATTACCTGCTGCCCACCTTGGCCAAGCTGCATGCGCACGGTGTACTGAGCACCCAAGTGCCCCGTCTCATTTGCGCGCACACTTTGCTCCGTCTGAATGGCAGCCACAGCGTTGTTGGCAGTGGCTTGCGCCTGCGCAGCCGCTGCAGCCGCATCAGTGGCCGCCTTGTCAGTGACTGCTACCCATGCAGACCCATTCCAGCGCTTGGGCGTATTGGCACCACCAGTGCTGTCAATCCACAGGTTTTGCGCCAATCGGTCAGCCACAGCCGGTGCAGACGACCCGAAGATCACCTTGCCCTTGCTGCCTGCTGCATCACTTGCCGCTTGCGCGGCAGCCAAGGCAGCACTGTGATTGCTGGAGACGGTGGCAGCCAGTGTTTGACGTGCAGAAGCTTCTGCAGAAATAGCATTTGCACGTGCAGTCTGCTCTGCAGAGATAGCAGCAAAGGCTGCATCTACCGCATTCAGGCCTTCGGTTCGATTAGCCGCCACCGTAGCCGCTAGCAGCTGCCGCTGCGTGGCTTCTGCCGCATCAGCATCAGCCCGAGCTTGTGACTCTGACTGAATCTGTGCCTGCAGGCGCTGGTCTGTCTGCATCACCTGTGCGACAAGTGCTTGCTGCTGCTGTGCCAGGGCTTCGTCAGCCGTACTGCGGGCGGTGCTCTCTTGCGAAAGCGCCGCAGCTTGGCTATCGACTTTGGCCGCAAGCTGCGTGCGCTGCTGCGCTTCAGCTTGCAGACCTTCGGTGATGGCCGCACTCAGCTCAGTCCGCGCAAAAGCCAGAGCCTCTGCTGCCTCAGAGCGATTGCGCTCACCCGTCAGAATGTCACGCAGCAGCGCCTCTGCCGCCTTGTCTGCCGACTTATCCAAGCGGCGCGTGGCAATCACAGTTTGCGTAATGCTTGGCACATCTAGCGCACTGAGTGTTACCTCTGCACTAGATATGCGGTTTTCCAGACCCTGCTGCGCAGACTCCCACTCCGACCTGGTCACACGCAGGGCGATCTGGCCAGACAGTGCATCCAGGTTGTTTTCAGCCGTGGTCAGCCGCACTAGCGCCTGCGTCAGCTCTGCCGCGCTGGCCTTTTGAGCCAGCTGGCCGTTGACGCTGTTGAGCGCCTGCGTCACCGAGGTCACGCGTGCATCCAGGCCTTCGTACAGCAGCAGGTCTGCGGGGCTGAGCACTGCTTCAGCAATCTTGCCGTCTACGTATGCGGTGGTGGCTTTGAGCGCCAACTGGCCCTGCACTGCATCCAGCAGCACCTCCAGCTGCGTGACCTCATCACGCGTGGCTTCAAGCCCTGCGATCTTGACCGTGCCGCTTTCTGGGTCTACATAGACCCCAGCGTCCGTGATGCGCTCCAGCGCCCGGTCTGCAATCAGCAAGGCCTCAAGCGCTTGCCGGGCTGCAGCGTCAATCTCGTCACGCTTTTGCACATCGGCAGCAGCCAGGGCGGCCGTGGCTTGAATCAAGCCTGTGGCCACACCCAGCTCTGGGCGCCCAACATCCAGCACGTCAATCATGTCAACGCGGCCAGACAGGTCTGCATGCAGCTGGCTTTGAGTGATCTGTCCTTTAAGCACCTCACCCAAAGCAGCCGCGTCTTGTGCCGTCTGCGCAGTCACCGGGCCAGCCCAGTCGCCAGCTACACCGTCTTGCGTGACATTGCGCGCCCAGACATAAGCAGTGCTGCCCAGCGTCCACTCAAACGATGCAGGCCCAGCATAGGCTTCTGCCACTTTGGCGGCATCCGCAATGTCTGCAGTCACACCGGCCCACACTTCAGTGCGGCTGTGCCCGTGGCCTTGGTCGTAGACCGGCACATCCCAGCTCACCTGCACCGTGGCAAATGCACCAGTGGCAGCCAGGCCCGTGGGCACTGGCGGCGGCGTCACGTCTGGCTGCTGTACTTGCTCAAAGCTATCGCCCAGGTTGGCTACAAAGCGCACCACACCAGAAGAAAGCTGGCCTGCAGTGTCAATGGCTCGGATGCCAAAGGTCCACAAGCCAGCCTCGGGGCGGGTTGTCTCAAACTGCGCTTTGTATACGTCGTCAGGCTGGCCCAGCGGAGTCATGTCGCCCCACATATCAGTGCTGAGCGCTACATCGCCGGGCACATAGCGGATCTGCACGCCTGCAAGCGCTGGCGGCTTATCGCCCGTGTACTGCCACGCAAAGCGGCGCAGGCCACCGGCCAGCTCTTGCACGGTGAAGTTATCCACATTGCGCGGTGCACGCTGCACCAGCGTTGTGATGTAGAGCACCGCCGCAGACTGCCCCACTTGGCCGCCAGCGTTGAATGGACGCACCTCTACCAGCCACTGGCCTGGCCCATCAATGCGAAAGCGTGTGCGGCTGCCCACGGCGTTGGCATCGACCAGCTGCAGCTCTGAGCCGTCCACCCCTGCCCACACCTGGGCGTGGTCGTAGTCGCCTTCAACATCCCACAGGGCTGACAGCTCGTACCACTCTGTGTCCCCTTGCACGTTGACATGCTCTGTCACGCGCAGGTTTTTGACAGACGCACGGGCATGCTGCGGCAGCGCCGTCTGGCTGGGCGCAGGCACATAAGTGCCATTGAGCACGTAGTCCCAGAACTCAGGGCCTTCAGGTACGCAAGTGACTTTGGCGCCCTTCAGGTCGCTCTCTGGCTCCAAGCTGGTGACGCGCACACGGTAACCGGGGGTTGCTTTAAAGTCATAGCACCACAGCGTATCCATGGGGTTGTCGCCCTCGCCAGGCAGCGGCAGATCCTCGGGCCACTCACCAATCAGCGTCAGCGTATTGCTGGCTTCAGTCAGCGCTTGCACCTTCCAGACGCGGTAGTCACGGTCGCCAGGCAGGCGCAAGCCCAGGTGTGGAGTCTCCAGTGGAGGCACGGCTTCGTCCAGCGTGATCCGCACATCGTCACCCGCACGCTCAGCGGCCAGCACTCGGCCACCGTAGCCCCACTGCGTCAAGTCATGGCTGATAGACAGCACACTCAAACGGCGGTAGTCCAGATGCTCAATGTCTGCCGTGTAGCCAATCGCCTTGTACTGGTACAGCGACTGCGCCAGGTGGTAGCGCGCCATGATGGCCGCATGCGCCTCGGTTGTCACGCCATAACCGGGCACGCGGGCGGGATTGAGCATGGTAGTCACGCCGGGCGCTGTTACGCGCAGCGTCTGCGTTTCAAACCCCTTGTCACGGTCCACATACTGGTACTCGATGCCGTCAGCAGCATTGCTCAGCGCGTAGTCCACGCTGAAGCTGGCTTTGAGCATGTTGGCCATGTTGACCACAGCAGACACAGGCTGGCCGTCCGACACAAACACCGCTGTGGGGCGCGAGCCATCTGTCCATGAGAACTCACCCATCCCTGCAAGGGCCACTTCTTGACAGAAGTCGTGCAAGCTGATGCTGGATGTGATCCAGCGGTCATACGTGTAGCCATTGGCGGTGCAATGCAGCATGAACGCCTTGAGGCCATCGATATCAATCTGATCGTCGCTCAAGCCAAACCCAAATTGCAGCTTGCCCTTGTGCCAGATGCCGCGCAGCGTCTGCAGCAAGATCGCACCAGGATTGCTCAGGCCATTCTCGCGGGTGGTGGCAGTGGCCCAGGCGGTGCCCGTCCAGATCGGCATTGGCTTGGCGCGGTAGGTGACGCGCACGGTATCAAGGCTGCCGGAGATCTGCCCCGTGGCCTTGATCTTGATGCCAATGCGGCCAAACGCGCTGTAGTCCGTATTGTCTGGCTGCGTAGAGCGCAGCGACACCCAGGTCACTTGACGGAAACCATTCGTGCCATTCTGGTCAGTGCGCGCTACCTTCTTTTGCTTCATGCGGACTTCGTACTGGCCTTCATCAACAGGCTGCTGCCACGTCACGCGGCGGGGCTCTGCCTTGTTGTTTCCAATCCGCTTGACAGCACCTGTCAGCACACGCCATTCAGATGTGCCTACCTTGCGGTATTGCACTGTGATGTCAGAGTGCGCCCACAACAATCCCTTGTTGCCCTGCAAGTACATGACGTACTCAAGGTCAACCGCCAGCTGAATTGCGCCAGGCGAGCTGGTACGCGTGACCCAGGTTTCATCATCCTCAATAGCACCACCCGCCAGGCTGTCCATGTTGCTGGACAATGGGATCTTCTGGTTTGGCATGCCAGAAAAACCGTTGTAGTACACATCAACATCTTGGTAGCTGCTGATGGGTGTATCGCCAATGGCAAGATCAGCTGCGCTGTGCACGCCGACGCCACCAAGCAAGATAGTGCTCAGGTACTGATCTTCAGACTGGTGCCAGGTGTAAGGCTGGCTGGCCAGGTCTGGCACCACGCGCATCTCGCCAAAAAGCACGGGCACCGGCTCATAGGCTCTGGCGCTGTTGCGCTGGCTGCGCAGGCTGTAGACCTGCTTGGCTTCTTCAGGGGTGCCAGCTTTGGGAGTCTTGGGGCCCAGGACTTTGTTGATCAGGATGGAGCCTGCGACAAAGACGCCCATCTGCAGCGCGGAAAGCATCAAGCCTGCGTTAGCGGCTACATACGTACCGCCCATTGCACCATATAAGCCTGCAGCAAGCCCGCCGGAAAAATATGCCAACGCAGCAACAGCCACCAATTGCACTGCCTGCTTGCCAACGGTCGCACGGCACGCAATGTGCATCCCATGCTTGGGGTAAGTCTTGCCCCACATGCAGCGTGGGATCTCAGTGCCGCCAATCCTTACAGCCCACGCGCCAGACTCAATGCCGGGCACATGACGGCGCAGGAATGCCAGAAGGCTCTCGCCCTCTTGTAGGTCGCAGGGGATATTCTTTTGGCCGTCTAGCTTGATAGGGTCGGGGGTCAAAACAAATCGACCATGGGCATCAAACACAGCATCAATTTCTGCGCGCGTAATTTCCATGGCTATAACCCAATCCCAAATTCAACAAACGGCAGCCCCTTAACAGGCTCGCCTCCAAGCATTTCAATTGCGGCATTCAAACGATGCCAATCGTTAGCAAACGCTTGCGCACGGAGCATCGCAGCTTCCTTTTTCAAGGATCCATTGATGGCTTCATCGATAGTTACGCCGGTCATGGCCATGTGCCAATCCAGCAGAGAAAATGCTTGAATTGCTGTCACTGCGACCCTTGGCTCCAATAGGCCAAGCTTGTCTGCAAGCTTTGGCCAAACCACCAAAGCAGGTGGCCTCAAAGCCAGCAAAACCTCTTTTGACATTCCCCCTCGATCTAAAGCGGCCTGCATAAAACGAGAAGCCGTCATATCCAAAGTCGTGCGCAGCTCTGCAGCCAAGGCGGAGCTAATGGATCGCGCCTCTTGCTCGCGCAAATGCGTATCACGTTTACGAGTTAGATGCGCATTCCATAAAGCGCCAATCAAAATGGCGATCAGGCCAATTGCTGCACCAATAACGTTTCCCATCCAAGACTGCATATCCACTCCTAAGAAATAGTTAAAAATGCCAACGGTAATACCCCTCCACAGTAAGCCCGAGGCTGGGTAAGTCTTGCAAGCGGTGCAGCGTGCTGCCCCCTTGCATCCAAGAGGCCGTGTGCAGCACATGCGGCGCGTAACTGATAAAGAAATAGGTGCCGATATGCCCGGCACGCTCGGCACCAGGCTCGCGCATCAGGACGGCATCACCGTCTTGCGGCTGCTCTACGGGGGCGGCCAGCTGGTCGCGGTAAGCGTCGATCGCAGCGGCTTGCTCGGCAGGGTGCAGGGGGCGCGGGCGCTTGCCAGCCAGTTGTACGGATTTACCGAACAGCTCACGCTGCACCAGCATGGCCAGGTCAGCGCAGTCCATGCGGTGCGGGCAGTAGGGAATGCCAATAAAGCGGGTCACGTCCAGCATCAGAAGATCCCCGGCAAAGTGAACGGGTCTGCAATCACTTTGCAGGCGGCCTGTCGGCTCAGGTGGTCCACGCTGCAAGTGGCAGATGCTGCTGCACCGGTGATGCTGATTTGCGTCATGGGCAGCCAAAATGTGTGCACATGCTCATCTGGCCGGTCGCGCGCCACGATGATCAGCTTGGCCATGGTGGTGGTGCCTGGCTGCAGGCGCTCCAGCTCATCGCTGAAGCCGCGGCCCACGTTGTCCATCTGCAGCTGCATGCGCGGCGCTTGGCCGGATACGTCATCTGGCAGCGTGAAGCGAAACGGCAGTGCGATGTAGCTGGTGCCACGGCTCACAAAGTCCTGCACGTCATTGCAGATATGCATGGGGCCAGAGAAGCTGGGGTTGGTCACCTCCAGTAGCTCCACATAGCCCACATCGTCATGCAGGCGTTGGTTGCGAGTGCGAAAGGTTTCTGTCATCGCAGGTACTCCAGTGTGACGGAGCGCTTCGAATGTCCGTAACGGGCCGTCAACGGCTGCAGCTGCCCGATGCTGCCGTTTTGAAAGCGCACACTGCGGGTGATGCCATAAAGGCTGTCGTACCAATCAAACCAGCCGATACGCTTGATGGTGTCGAAATACCAAGCCTCAAACGCCACGGCGTCTTGCCTGGTCTTAAAAAACAAAGTGGCCGCCACATGGACGACCACCCTGCTTTGCCCGACCCGCATCTTGGGCAGACCTTTTTCCATCTCAGAAACAACAACGCCGGGGTCAAATTCTCGCCCGGCGCCGTCTCTGAGCAGCTTCACATAGCTTGGTAGTGCTGCCATTTATGCCATCCCCATACTCTTGCGCGCACGCATTGCTTGGCCGATTTGCCCACTGTCACTGGCCAGTTGGCCTGCTACAGCGCCAACAGAATGTTGCACCGCCTGCTCAACAACAACCTTCAAGATGCCAGCCTCAATGCCTGAGCTTTGAACGCGCATTGGTTCGCCGTTATTGATGATTTCGACTTTCATCACACCGCCAACAGGCGCTGCCGCGCCGCCGCCACCCACCAATCCACCATTGGCATAGCCATTGAGGCTATTGAGGTAGCCAAGGCCCAGGCGCTTGGTGGCAGCTGCGTTGATGACGTACTCGCCCTTGTGCACGATGCCTGCAGGCTCGTACTTGCCGCCGTCACCTGTGTAGCCGCCAGAGGAATACACCGCAGCGCGGTCTGCCGACATGCCGCCGAACATTCCACCAAAGACCCCGCCAAACAAGCTGCCAGCCATTCCCACAATGGCCTGCCTTGCCTGGATGCGGATCAGGTCAGCAATGATGGACTTCGCCATATCCGAGAAGCTCAGCTTGCCCGTCATTGCAAAGTTGACGATCGCATCCTCCATGCCTTGGAATGCCTTGGTGAACAGATTCGCCGTGTGTTCTGCTACGTTGGCCGCATTGGCTGCGTAGTTCTTCCAAGCGCGGGTTGCGCCGTTCTCCCAGCGACTTTCTGACGCCAGCCTTGCTGCCACACCCTCGTCGTACGCAATAAGCGCATCACTCAGGTAGTGCTTCTCCAGCGTAAGCCGCTCAGCAAATCGTCGCTCCATCTCTGCGGACAGCTTCCCGCCGGACAATATCTCCGCCTGCTCGCGCTGGGCATAGATGTCTTGCATGCGGTCCGCATATTGATCCTCGACCTGTTGCTTGCCGGACTGGATGCTACGTTCTTGGTCACCCATGCCTACGGAGGCAGCGTCGCGCTGAAACCCGCGCCGCAAGGTGTCCAAGTAATCCTTTGCCGCACGCTCTGCAGCCTTGAAGCTGGCTTGCTGGGCAGTTGCCGCCGAAGCAGATTCGATCGCCAGCACGGACGTCTGGAATGCAGCCTCTTCCGTAATCTTGGCAAGCTGCGCCCGGTTCTCAGCAATCTTGCGGTCGCGCTCGATGGCGTCCGCACCTTTGAGCGACTGCGCAGCCAGAATCCGGTTTTCTTCCTCAAGCTCGCGCCGCTTGGCGTCAAGGTGCATCTCCACAAAACCAATCTTGGCTTCGTAGTAATCCCTTTCATCCACCAGTCCAGCACGATGCAGGCTCTCGATGATGGCCTCAGAGCCGGTATAGACCGCTGTGATCTGGCTCATGGCCGCCTTTACCGCCGAGACTTCAGCGCGCATGAAGGCACCAGCTTCGCGCTCTGCAGATCTGTCGCCTTTTTCCCCGCCCTCTTTCTTTCGCAGCGCCTTGTCGCGCTCGACATTGAGCTTGGTTACTGCGGCAGTGTATTCAGCCAGCGTTATGACGCCAGTGCGCAAGCCCTCCTGATAGGCTGCCAAGTCGTCCGTGAACTGCTTCGTAATGCCGTTTTCGCGGGCGCTGATGTCCAGCAGCTTCTTGCTCGCCGCCTCCTGCTCGCGCAGGAAATTGGCACGACTGCCTCGAGTTGGGAAGTCCGCAGGGTTGATGCTGCCGCCGCCTGCGCCTGCACTTCCTGATGGGGATTTGCCATCCAGCTCATTTAGCCGCGCAATCGCTTCCTTAATCTTGTTGATATAGAGCTGCATGTCATAAGCAGCCGACTTCGCATAGATGTTGTCCGGCGCTTTGGACAATCTGGCATTGAGCTTATCCAGCTCTGCTTGCGAAATGCGCAACTCCTCATTCAGCGTCTTCTCGTTGTTGAAGAGCAGGAAGAAGAAGTCCGAAATGTTGCCTTTGTTTGCATGGAGCCTTTCGATCTCTGTGCTCAGGCCATCCATGTTGGAGGAAAAGCGGCCAATGCCAGACGCAGCCGCAGAAGATGCGCCAGAAATCTTATCCACGACTCCAACCAGGCGCAGGAAGCTGTTTTCAGCCTGCGTTACAGATTGCTCGATTGTCTGCGTCATCTGTGCAAACTCCTTACTCACAGAGTCTGCGGCTTTCTGCAAAGCCCCGAGCACAGCCTCTGCGGTCAACTCCCCAGCTTGACCCATTGCCCGCAGCTCGCCAATGCTTTTGCCCATGCCCTGAGCAATCGCCATAGCGAGCCGAGGCGTCTGCTCCATTACAGAATTTAACTCTTCACCACGCAGTGCTCCTGATGCGAAACCCTGCGACAGTTGAACCAATGCTGCTTGCGCGGAGGCGGCAGATCCGCCAGAAATTGTTATTGCCTGACTGATGGTCTTGGTGATCCCTAGCAGATCTGCATGTGAGATGCTTAGCTCTTTGGTGGATCGCGCTATTTGGGCATAGGTATCGACTAAGCCTGTGTATTGGACGCGTGAGGCTTGGGCAATCTCAAACAATTCGCGCTGTACAACCACAAGATTCGAAGCACTTTCAGTTACTAAGCTAAGCCGTGAAGCCACATTGGTAGATGCATCCGCCATTGACGCCAACTGACCAACAAACTGACTCGCCACTGTTGCAGCAGCGACCGTTTTAAGCACCCCAAATGCCGCTGAAAGCTCTCCAACGCCATCTGCCGCTTCTTCAGAAGATTTCCCAACAAGCCTAATATCTTGCGCTGCTCGTCCTGCATTTGCGGAGATATTGCGCATTCCATCGCCAGTTTTTTTTGACGATCGCTCCAAACTGCTGATGCTTTTCTCTGTTGCCTCGCCTTGGCGTGTCAACTGCTCCAGGCTTTTAATGCCGCGCTCTACGCCATCGGTGTCGACCTTGATGCCGATTGCTGCTATATCAGTCATTACGGGCCCCAATAAAAAAAGCCCGCAAATGCGGGCTCTTGTTTGAATATGTACTTGCTTCAGCTTTTCTGCTTTAGCAAATCAATGATTTCTTTCCTCTGATCCTCTGCTGTTGCAACAGACTGGACGCGGAATAGCACGTACGGGATGACGGCAAAGGCGCAAGCTGTTGCTGCCAATGCGGCCTGCTGGGGCGCCCCTGCGACAAAGAAAGAGGCAAACAAGCAAATCGCGCCAATGATTGCGCCGACAAAGACCAAAATTCGCATCACGCCTCCCTCATGCTTGTGGAATAAGTGCCGTCTGGCAGTGCTGGCACTTGCTGGCATCTTTGGGTACATAGCCGCGACAGTCAGGGCATTTCACATGCGTGTCTGGAGTAATCGCCGCGCCTGCGGCATCTTTGCCAAATGCGGCATTGCCAACTTTCGGCAGCACCAGCGCCAGTATCGCCAGTAGCGCAGGGGTTGCCACGCCAGCGGCAGCATTCACTACACTGACCAGCAGCCCAGCGACTGCCGACAAAATCAACCACCCGATCAGTGATCGCCCGCGAGACTGAGCCACCGCGCCTGCGACAAAGCACAGAGCCAGCGCCAGTAAAAAAAAGAACATCACGCCTCCTTATGAGATGGCCTAATGGTAGTCACTCGGCGGCTTTGCGCCAAGGCCTATGCTGGCTCTAATGCCAGCGCACCGCCCAAGAAAGCCTTGGCCTGATCTGCGCACTTCTGCATAAACGCTTTCCCATTGCGATCCGTCATTCGCATGATTTCATGCGCTCCGGGGTCATCGACAATATCGACAAGAAAGAACTTGCCTGCATCCTCAATGTAGAAAAGCACCCGGTCGCTAGTTTTTCTAGCCCTGTGCCTGAAGTCCCTTTGCCAGCGCAGATAGTCACTGGTACTGTTCTTTGGAATCAAGTGGCAGTGCGAAATCACATAAGCAACACCATCTACCGTTGGCCTTAGAAGTTTGGAGTCTTTTCCAAACCAAGGACTGTCGTATTCACGTGCGGGGTCTGCTTTCCACCACCGGAATTCATCCACCAAGTCAGCAAGCTCGACTGCAGGCAAGGCGCTTTTAAGCTCGTCGCTGACGAAAATAACCGGTGCCACTGCTCATGGCCCCTAGCGAAGGTTGTGCCGTTTTTTAAATGCATCCAAAGTGAACGCATCCGAGGTTGCAAGCGCCTCGAAACCTTGCATCAACCGGTCGGCGTCATTGCCATGGCGAGCACGAACCTCAGACTCTAGGTAATCGTCAGGGGTAGGATCAACCTGCTCCAAAAGATCCAAGAGCATTTCACGCATCGCGTGTGTGTCGGTGTTCGCAGAACGAAGGCGTTGTGCCCACTCGGCATGCTTGCGCCTTGTTTCTCTGGGAGCCAGTGCTAGCGTTCCTTCCAGCTCTTCAAATGAAAGCAACAGTTCGTCGAAAAGCCTGACCCAAACAGGCACTCTCGCAACAATTTGCTCAATGATCTGCTGCTTTTGCATTGGGTCTGCCCTCACCAACTCATCATTCACGCTTTTGCAAAAGTTCTGCAAACGAACCTTGAGCTGGGCAGCTTCTGCTTTCCGCGCCGCACCAGGCTCTAAGGATTGTTTCTTTGCGCGGGCTATATATGCATTAGCAAAAAGCTGCACAGACTCACTGACAGCGCCCATAGCTGCACTCACCTCTTGTAGAGGGGTGGCGATTGGAGTTGTGCAATATGTAGTCATGGCTGATCGCTGTTGGAGAGCACGCTAAGTATAGCAACCCATCAATTTCGCCAAGGTGGCGTCTGCTCACCCTTCTTGTGCGAGGCAACCAGCGCGCCATGCTCAATAGCTCTCACATCCGCAAACAGCTTGTGCTGCTCTTTTTTCTTGAGGCCCAGGCTCTTGATGCATGCCAGCACAGCGGTGTAATCAAGCCCTGCAACACAACCATCAGGCCTGTAGCGCCATTGCGTGCCGCAGAACTCGGTAAAGAACCATGCCGCCTGCGCATGACAAGGCCAGACGGCCACATCGTCGGGCAGGTAATCCTCCAGCTCAAAGCCTTCGGCCACCTCTGGCGCTTGCCAGTACATCACCCACCCGACATCCATCAGTTTCCCAGGCGCACGCGCTCGTATTCGCGGAAGTAGGCCTTGATGACTGCGCCCGCAAAGCCGGGATGCTTGGCTTGGGCTGCGGCGATGTTGTCTGCCGTGAAGGCATCAGCCAAACTCCAGCCGCTGGCAACTTCCAGCACTGCTTCAGCATCGCTGGGCTTTTCTTCGCGGAATTTCTTATCAAGCGCCACCATTTCTTCAGGGCTGCGCGCCTTGAATGTCACCTGCACTTCTGCGCTGGGCAGTCCCAAGCGGGGAATCAGCACAGGCAATTCAAAGGTGGGATCAGCTTCCAGCGTGAATTTAGGGTGTTTGCGTTCTGTCATTGCTTATCCTTGAGCGGGTCAACAAAAAGGCCCGCCGCGCCCTCCCCGCTCAAAGGGAAGAGGCGCGACAGGCGCAAAGGGTCAAGTCTTAGGACTTGTAGCGAATGGAGCGGGCCTTGCCGGACACATCCACGCGAACGCGGTTGATCTGGCCTTCTTGGCGAATCTCTTCTTCGTTCAGAGCCACAGTGCAAGGCAGCAGCGTGATCGAGCCATTGCGGTTGATCGTGCGCATGATGGTTGTGGTCTGCACTTCGGTCAGGTCCAGCAGCGCGTTGTAGCCGGGGGTGTCGATAGCGTCCGAGTCGATTTCCATGGTGCGGGACACCGGTGTCCAGCCGTCATTGATTTCGTACTCGTTCTCATCGTTTTCATAGCGGTACGTGACCTTCTTGGCCTCGCCACCGCTGGTGCTGGTGCTGATCACCTGGTCAATGTCCACCCATGTGATGGCTTTCTTGACCGAACCGGCGCCGCCACCCGGAATGTAGAACTCCGTGTTGCTGGTGTTGGCCTTCTTGCCTTCAAGTGTGAAGGTATCGGCATCCACCGACTTGACGCGGAACGAGCGATTGTTCAGGCGCGACCAGCCCGACTCGATCAGCACAATGTCACCAGCGACAAGGCCATGACCGGGAGCGGTACACACGGCCTCGGTGGCGTTCGAGATGGCGGTCACTGCGACTTCTTCAGCAAAGACTGTGCAAAGCGAGTGACGTGCGCCGGTAGGTAAAGATGGCATGTTTGCCTCCTTCTAAAACAACAAAACCCGCACAAGGCGGGTCATGGATTGGGTAAAGCCCTTGCGGGCAGCTAGTCGGCTAGGCCGTCGTCCAGCGGATGGACACAGGAATGCGCAGCCACCCCTCATCGGGGTAAGCCGTGCCAATGTCTGGGGAGTGGTACACCGTGACAGCGCCGCCAGCGAACTCCAGGCGCGTGCCAAGGGCAAAGTGCTGTGCAACCTTGTGAGCCAGATCCAGCGCTGCTACCTTGCCGCTCCCTGCCGGGTGAACTACCGTCACTTGCAAGATGCCGCGATCTTCCCGAACATCCAGCGATTCAGCATGGTCGATGGGTGTGTTGCGCAGCTGGTTGACCTGCAAATACGCTTGGCCGACTGTGGGTGTAAAAGCCACGTCTTCCCAGGCAATGGACGGCGCACCCGGCAGGGTCAACAAATGCGACTCTAAGGCCGCATCAATCAGGTTTGGGTTCATTTCAGCTCTCTGGCGGCCTTAGCCACCGCTTGGGCGTAGTTCTGCACGGTCAGCTTGACCATGCCAGCAGGAGCCTGCTTGGAGTAGCCGTGCTCCAGGCGCATCGCATACGGCAGGCTGTTGGTGATGAAGATGGTCTGCCCTGGCTTCCAGCCATCCACCTGCGTCTTGAGCAGGGTTCTAGCTGTTCCAGCAGATGGGTCCGCATTGCCGCCTGTGGCCGTAGACATAGAACCCATGGATGTCACCCAGTTGTTCTTAAAGCGCCCGGTGTCTACCGGCGAGCGGTCAATCAGCTGCCCACCAATCTCCAGCGCCGCCTTACGCACTACCACTTCAGCCTTGTCGCCTGCGGCCTCGCACAGCCTACGAAGATCAGCAGCAAACCCCATCACGCACCTCGCAGTTGCAGGATGTACAGCACAGGCACGCCAGCAGGAGCCACCGCGCCCACGTTCTTGACCGTGAAGGCCTTATTCACACCCAGGTGCATGGCCGTGACCGTGTGCGCGGTGGTGGGCACGACCTCAATCTGAGGCGCCAGCAACAGCTTTTGGTCGCCGTGCTGAATGACCGTGCCGTCGATTTCCCGCTGGGTGTAGTCCAGCAGCACGCCGATGCCCTCGGCAGTCGTGGCCGGATTGGCTGGCACAACGCCTTGGCCTGGGATGTAGCCACCGCCAGAGCCGGGGACGTTCAGCGTCACCGCCTGCCCCGCTTCCTGGATGGCTTCCAGCGCATCGGCTGCGATTTCGTCGTAGTCGATAGTCATGACCTACCCCCGCACCAGCTTCACACCCAGCGCATTACCCTCGGTCAGCCCCTTGAGTAGCGCATCAATCACCGGGTAGGAGGTCTTGCCGCCTTGCACCCCTTCTGCCCAGGTTGTGGTGATGGGGCCCACGGTCTGAGAAGTCTTGACGCGGCCATCGGTGTCCTTGACCAAATCACCCTTAAGCGCACGCGCAGCCGCCTCGCAGCACGCCGCTTTCACGCTGGTGTGCACAGGGTCCAGGCACTCAGGCTTGATGCTGTAGCTAGTCAGCAGAAACTGCGTGGCCTTGCGCAAGGCGACCTCACCCTTGGCGGCGTCATCCGTCCAGACGTGCCCGAAGTCTGCCATGTACTGCGCCGCATCCTCCAGGCTCACCAGTGAATCAAAGCCCTCATCGGGCGCGACGATCAGTGCCATGGCTTACTCCTTGGGCGCTTCTGGCTCAGGCTGCGCGGGCTGCTGCTCAGGTGCAGCTTGCTCCTGCTTGGCTTTGCCCTTGGTTTTGGCCTTGGGCGCTTCTGGCTCAGGCTGCGCGGGCTGCTGCCACACAGAGGCGCGAATCATGTCGATCAGTTCAGGCATACGCCCTCCATAGAAAAAGGCCCCGAGGGGCCTTGGTTTACAGGGTGCGCAGGAATGCAACCGGCACTTGCTTGCGTGCAAACACGCGGTCCCAAGTTGCACCGGTAGCCAGCACTGTGTTGCTGGGGTTGAAGGTGTCGGCCTTGTACTTGAAACCCGCAGGGTGCAAGATGAAGTGCTGGCGGCTGTAGATGATCTCCTGACCTTCGCCGTTACCAGCATCAGGCACGCGCTCCACTTCCATGGGGTTCTTGGGAGTGCCAAAGCCCATACGCAGCGTGCCAGACTGGAACAGCACAGCCAGGTACTTGAAGGGGTCTTCCTGCGTGCCAGCGCCGGTTACAGGCAGGCCATCGTCCACGATGACGCGGCGACCCAGGTAGGTCGGGAAGTTGATATTGGCTTCACCATCGCGCAGGTACTGGATCAGCTGGCGCTTTTGCAGGTTGGCGTACTGCACCGAGTGCATGGCGATGCTGTCCAGATCGTTCAAGCGGTCGCCCATGGTGGCAGTCGCGTTGATGATGGCATCACCGGCAATGGTCTTGTCAGACGCGCCAGATGCACTGTGGTCGTACAGCATGTCGCCGCTGTCGTTGGCTGTGTTGTCAGCCAGCACACCATTGAGCACAGCAATGGCCGCAGCCTGGAAGCGGCGAGCCCAGTAGCTGGCAATGCGCGAGCGGATGGTTGCCACTGGGTCGGGGCTGTGCAGCGCTGCCGCCAAGTCCATGCTGGACCAGGATTGGTTGCGCATCAGCTTGACCGCGATTTGCTCGCCGCCAGTAACCTTCTTGGGCGTGGACTTCTGAGCATCGTCGTCGCTGGACGAGTTTTCAGTGTCGTTGCCCAGGTCGTTCATGTGGCGAATGTGGAAGGTCGAGCCTTCGCCAGAGGCCAGACTTGCCAGCACATTGTCTTGCGCCACGATGCCAGAATTAAAGAAGGCAATCAGCGCAGGGTCTTCCAGCAGGAAGTTAGGCGTCCACAGCTCGGGGACGATCAAGTCAGAAAGTTTGGTCGTTGCCATAGTGTTCCTTTGTCATTAACGGTTTTTGGCTGCCATATGCTGCTCAGTGAGCGTCATGGTTGTCTTGCCCGCAGATGAACTACCCGCACCGGAGCCGCTTGCGCCAGAGCCCTTCAGGATGTGCTCCTTGTTGGGATAGGCATCGACCAGCGACAGCAGCGCCTCATCGAACCCGGCAGGCTCGCTGGGGTTTGCCTTGCTGTAGATGGCTTGGCCGTTCTTGTCGTAGGCCACAACACGCCCGTTTTCGACCTTGAACGCAGAGCCAAAGGCTGCTTGCACCAAGTCGGCAGGGATGGCCAGCTTCTCCGCAATCACCTTGGAGCGTGCGAAGTTGCCGCCGATCAGCTCGTTATGCAGTTGCTGCTCCAGCGCCTGCTTGGCTTTTTCGGCCTCCGACAGCTTGCTTTCCCAGTTCTTGGTGATCTCAGCGCGCACCTTGTCCACCTCGCCAGCGTCGATCAGCTTCTTTTGATCCAGCTTGGTTACAGTGTCCAGCGCCTTGGCCGCAGCCTCCGGGTCAATGCCTTCAAACGCCTTGAGCGCCTTTTCAGCCGCCTCAGCGCGTTCGCGGTGGCCCTTGGCCTCGCCGTTCAAGCGCTTGATGGCGGCGGTAGTCTCCACGGCGTCAAAGGCCACCTCTTGGCCGTCGTCGGTGACATAGACAGGCTTGCCGTCTTGCACGACGACATGACCTTGCGCGTCCAGTTTGAGTTTCATCTGCTTGCTCTTTCCGGCCATCCGGCCTGTGCTTTGGGCTATCCAGCCCGATGCGCCCTACTTGGCATCCACCGTGTTCGGGCAATAAAAAACCCACCGGGATTGCTCCAGGTGGGCGGGAATAAAAAAACCGCCCGAAGGCGGTCAACTCGTTTCCAGCGAGAAGTAATCAGAGAGGCAGCGCTACTTGCGCTTGGCTTGCCAGATGCTCAACACGCTGCTCCAGTGGGCTCTTGCGCAAGCGCCACTGATTCAGGCCACGACCGCACAAGCTGGCCACGGCCTTTTCGCTGGTGTACTCCAGCCAAGCCTTGTTGAACTCCTGCTGCCAGCCTTTGCCAGCATTCAGGTGCTCATCCAGCACATCTAAAGCCCACACCCGGAACTTTTTGGCAACAGCAGTGCGGGCAAACATACCCAGCAGATGGCAACCACGCAGGCTGAAAATGCGCACTTCCTGCAAGCCGCCAGCGGTCTGCATCTTGACCAGAGCAGTCATGTCCGATCGAAATTCGTCAGCATGGCGACGGTACAAATCACGAACTCGTGTAAAGGGGGTCGCACTTTGGGGACCCCCTTCCTTTGCATACAGCACCTGGGCAATTTCCTGCAGCGTCAAGTACGGCTGGCCGCTGTGCTGGATGACATTGAACTCAAAACCATTGAAGGTCAGTTTGCTCATTGGATTACCTTTTCAACGATGGAAACGAAAAAACCGCCTCGATGGGCGGTTTGCTGTATGGCTGCTTGACAGCTCTTGAAATGAGAAAAGCCAGCGCGGGACTGGCTTGGTTTATTTGACTAGCTTTGGCTTTGTCCGCCTTGGCTTTGGCGCTTTCACGATCTTCGGCTTTGGCGGCATCAGGTCGACGATCACGCCGCGCTTGTAGCAATGCGGGCAGATGCCCTTTTCGATCACCGTGCCTGCCTTGATCTTGCCGCCCACGATGCGATCCCCGTTGCGGATCATCAGCGTGTCCCTGCCGCCGCAGCGGCTGCACTGCAACATGCCATCGGGGCGTGCAATGTCCTTGATGCGCTCGACCATGGCGGTCTTGCGATCTGGCGGGGTTGGCGGGACAAGTTCAAGCGGCATCACGCCATTGTGCCTACAACCCTGCCCGCTTAAAAGCCTCAGCATCGCGCTTGCGCAGGTCATCCAAGGTCAATAGCTCACCCCTGGCGCTGTACAGGTCTGCCATTTCCAGCTTGCCCTGCCGCAGCAAACGTCCGCGCGTCGGCCCGAGAACCTCGTCCTGCCGCGCTGCGCTTTGCTTCTTGATCCAGTCCGCATAGCTGGTGTCAGCTGGTAGCTGGCCGTCCATGCTGGCCCGCGTCTTGTCGCCCACCTCGATCTCCGGCACATCGATGCCCAGCTCTTTGAAGCTCTTGAGCACCGGCACCTGGCCAGAGCGACAGCGCCAGTGCAGGCGCCCAGGCCCTGCGCCCCACGGCACCTTGTGGCCAATAGGCTTGTGCTCGTCAGGCGTGTACAGCTTGCGGTCGCGGATGCGGCACTGCGGGCTTGTGCGCAAATCCAGCGTGGCCGACCACTGCAGCGCCTTGAGTAAGTCCGTATTGGCCTGCATCACATTGTCCTGCGCCACTCCTGCCGTGTGGGCCACCGCTGTGCGCACCACCGCTTCTACGTCGCGCCGGTCACGCTCGATGATGCCGTCCGAGTAGCCCTTGGCTCTGGTGCCTCGCAGCTCTCGGATGATCTGGTCGGTGGTTTTCCCCTCGACAAAGCCCTGGGCAATCGTTTGCCGCACCCGCTGCATCTTGTTGCGGTCAAGGTCAGCCCACACGCCTTTGAGCAGCACGCCTTGGAACGGGCGAGCCATCGCAGCCGCATAGACCTGCTCAGCACTGACGGCAGCGACATGCACAGCCACCGGCAAGTGCTCGGTCAGCATCTGGTGCTGGTAGCTGACCTCATAGCCCACGAACTCGCGCAGCTCCTTGGTCAACTCTTGGCCCAGCTCGGCATACGTAGCCGCGCTCAGGCTGCGCACGCTGGTCAGCAGGCTTTCCAGCCGCTCCATGGAAAACAGCGTCGGGTCGAAGTCGGCCAGCTTCTCAGCCAACTCAGCCATCAGGCGCTTGTCGGAGCGATTGAGCACGGCCAGCAGCCGGTGCAGTACGTTGGTCGTGTAGCCCTGCAAGGCGACCTGGTGTCGAATGGATTCGTCTTGCAGCAGGTCGTTGATGCTTGGCATTACTCAATTCCTCTGGTTCCCAGCGATGGCTCGGCCTCTTTCGCCAGTGAAGCCTCTGTGTCTGCATCCAGATCAGGGCTCAATACAGACCTTCGCTGCATCTCCTTGAGCGCCGTCACCTTGGTGATCAGCCCACCCTGCGCCATGGTCACGACCAGCTGCGCCGATGCATCAGACAGACTATTGGCTGCAAAGTCCTTGAACAACGCCACCGAACCACCCCCGCCCGCGCTTATCCAGTCTGCAGTGAACTGCAGAGCCAGATCCAGTGCGTCTTCGAAGTTCTCCACAATGCGCTGCAGCTGGCTCTTGTTGGCTTCGGCGTCGTTGCTGGCCTCGGTTGCTGTGCGCTGGCCGGGTGTTGCCACCAGCAGCTCCGCGCCGGTCTGGATCATCTGCTGCTCCAGCGCCTCCAGCTCAGTGCGGCCCACGGTTACAGCCTCGGCAGAGCCTTGCACCACCTTGGCATCAGCATTTGGCGGCAGACGCAGGGCCATGTCAGAGGCAATGGTGATCTTGTCATCCGTTGTCAGGCCGGTGAATACCAGCAGGCGCTTACGAGCAAAGCGTGCGCTATCGTCCTGGTCAGACTGGTGCTGCCAGTGCTTGATGTTCAGGTCAGCCAGCCCCAGCAATGGCGGCATGCCATGCATCAACCCCAGGCGCGTGCCATACAGAGGCGCAAACGGGATATAGGGCAGCGTGGTAACGCCGTCCTCTTCCAGCACATAGGCAGCCTTGCCGCTGTTTGCACGCTCTCTCCACAGCTCCCAGCGACCTTGGTACAGCACGCGCACGCAGTTCACAGCCTTGGTGCCGTACTCGCCATCTTTCTCTTCCTGCACTTCCTTGATGCGCAGCTGGGTGAATACCACGCGCCCGCCTTGCAAGGCCGTCTTGTAGCCCAGAATCTGATCGTGCCGCACATAGACCCAATAGGGGCGCGCCCCTAAGCGCTCCTCGTCAGCCTTGGTCTTGACTTCGCCATCAGTGCGAGTGAAGTCCACCAGAATGCCACCAAAGCCATACTGAATTGCGCCAACGGTAAAGGCATCCGAAGCAAAGGCATGCAGGCTGCGGCCTTCGCCATCGATGTCATCCAGCAAAGCCTCCACAGCAGCAGGTACGCCGTTCAGCGTCAACTCCTTGGAAAACGGCTTGCCTGCCATCACCCCACAGGTACGCTCAAAGGCAGGAAACAGCGTAGAAGTGCTGAGGCGGTACTCATAATCCTCATCGCTCTCGCTGGGTTGCTGCGGCAGATAGGTTGTCTTGGCTGCGCGCATGGCAGCAGTGCCACCCAGCAAAGCGTCAATCTTGGGCCAATGCGCGGCCATCGCGTCCAGCTTGGGGTCGCGTTCATGTACTTGCAGTGCCATAGGGACTCACATTCGGAATGGCTGCACCTGAGCTGTCTTCTTGACGATGGGCCACAGGTAAGCGATCGGGTAGCCTGCCGCGTCGTTCAAGTGGTCAAGGCCATTGGACTTGTCAGGCTCGCCGTTTTTGTCATAAACCTGCTGCTCTAGCGACTCGGTCAGCTTGGGGCAGCGCAGTGTGTTGACCTTCAGGCGCCGCACGCCGTCACCATTACAGATCAGGGCGTTCACAGCGTTGATGCGGTCAGCCACCGCAGGGTTGGTCGGGTTGGCACGCACCGTCAGGCCGTGCTCACGCAGGATCGAGAGATCAGACTCGCTGGCGTTCTTGGAGCTGCTGTTGCCGCCCGAGGCATCCGGGTACACCGTCACGGCATGCCCTTTGGCTTGGAATCGGTCACGCAGCAGCCTTGCCATGTAGGGCGTGTCGCGCCCGTCCGTGATCTCTTCCACAGCCACCGGCCAGCCATCACGCTCCACGTAGACCACCGCAGACATTTTCAATCGGTTGAAGTCCATGCCCACCATCAAGGGCTCACGCTCTTGGATGGACTCAAAGCTGTTGTTCAGCACCCGGTCAAAGTCTGGGTAGATGCTGCCCGAGGCCAAGTTAACGAACTGCCCGCGCAGGTAAGCCGCAATCAGCTGCTTGGGGTAGCTCTCAAACAGCGATGGAATGTAGTCCGCAGGCAGGTTCTTGGCGTTGTCGTAGGTGCTGGCCTGAATCAAGCCATACAACCCGGCCAGCGAAGGCTTCTCGGCTGGCATCTTCTTGAACTGCTGGTAGGTGAACTTGAACCCTTCAGGGGTTGTTGTCACGTCCACGCCGTTTTTCAGCCCATCCACCTTGTAGCGCATACGGGCAATGATCTTGCGCCATGCCTGCTCAGCCTTGGGCGTGGCCATCACGTCCAGCTCGTCCACCAAGGCATGCCCGATCTTGAAGCCCACAATCGACTGCGGCCGATCCATCGAGCGGCAGATCACCGTGGCGCGGTACTGTCTGCCCGAGTAGAAGTCCACCTCTTTGTTGGATTCCTTGATCTCCACCCGCAGGCCCCAGTCGTGGGCCACCTCTTCGATGGTCGGGTAGAAGATGTCCCGAATCTGCGGAAAGCTGGGGGCAAAGTAGCCTGCATTGATGCACGGCCACTCCCACGCATGGGCACACAGGCCAGCGCAACCCACCCATGTTTTGCCAGAGCCAAACCCGGCCACAAAGGCGCGGTACTTGCTCTCAAGCGCCAGAAATTTGGACTGAGGGACGTTAAGCGTCGGCATCGTCGGCCCTCGCGTCTACTACGTTGACCACCACTTTGGCGGGAATGGGCTTGTCGTCTTCGCCATCCGTGCCTTCAGGCTTATCGCGCCACTTCTTGGGCTGACGGTTCTTCAGCCAGAAGATGGCCGCCGTGGTGTCTGGTGGGTAGTGTTTCACCATTGGGGTGATCACCACCTTGTTGTTTATGACCTTGATGTCGCTGTCCGGGTGTTCATAGCCTGTTGCCCGATGAAAAAGCTTGGCGGCCACCTCAGCATCAGCCAAGGCCTTGCCACCCTTTAAGGACTCAAGAAACTCAGGATGCGCTTTCTTCCAAGCATTCAGAGTTTGCTCAGACACACCAAAGAACTCAGCCAGCTCCTTATCGATCATTCCCAGCTTGCACAGCTTCTTGGCTTGGTCTGCGAATTCTGGTTTGTATCTACTGGGCCGGCCAATCGCTTTCTTAACCGGCGCAGCCTTCTTTGCCGGTTTGGTTGCCATGCCGAGGCTTTCATTAGAAGATGCTCATCCTCTAATAAGGAGGACTGAATGATTAAAGAAGTTAAGCGTTACAGCGTTTTGGATGCTCACGGCAGCAAGCTGCAAATCATCTGTTATCAGGAATACTTTCCCGCTGGTACATTGGACAACCCAAACGCTGTTGTTCCCGGCCTCCAATACCTTGAGGATATGAATCGGAACAAAGTGAATCAGATCTCTGAATCGCAGTTTCAAGTCGTCACAACAGGCGAGCTTCTCACTCTTGCAAGCTAATGTATTGGTGCCAGCCACTGCCAAGCGTGAACCCTTGGGCGCGTGGGGTGCGGGGCGTTGCTCGGTGTGGCTGGCGTAAAAGAATCTGGGCACCCTTGAGGGCTTACGCCATGTGGCGCAGGGTGCTGCCTGTTCGCTGTGTGCCAGCTCCGCGACAGCTCGCGGCCGATTTTTCGCGCCATCAGACCGCTCAGGCGCGACCCCGGCTGACTCGGGGGAGGAATGTGGGGCCACCACCAAGGATGCACCCCATGCGTGATGCATGCTTTGCCGGGTGCGCTTGGCGGTGACAGAAACAAAAAAGCCCCAGCGGCGAGGCTGAGGCTTTGGAAATTTTGGGCGCGGCTATCCCGACCCGGTGGCTATTGTGCCAAAAATCTCGAGTGCGTCAATATCACAGAACGCCCTTTTCAATCAAGCCCCGCGTGAGCATGTTGCGCGCCTCAAGATTCAGCACCTGTAGCTCTGCTGGATTGCTTGGCAGGCGTGGGCTCGACCAGACCTTCGCGCCCGTGGCCAGGTTGCGTGCAATGAACGCGATGGCCGTGCGGTGCGGCTGAGGGATGGCGTCGATCACTGCATCCACAGTCTGCATGTCGGCAATCTCCCACTCGGTCGTGCCGCCTGTGCCGTCATTGCACGATGCGGAGCGGCTGCCGTAGCCCTTGCCCCACCCCTCTGCAGCAGACCAGACGTGCCACTCCTTCAGGATTTCGTTGACTGTGGTGTCGATGCTTTGGGTTTCGATCAAGTTTTGCTCCTATTTTTGTTGCATCAAGCGCTTGACTGTTACTGCCAGAGCGTCAATTTCTTCCATCTTTTTGATTGCCCACATCCGGCGCTGGCCGTGCCAGCCAAGAATCGGCCCACGGTGACAGTCAGGACACAGGGCCACACAGGTGTATTGCTGGCCCTGCTGGATGTGGTGGGCCTCGCTGGGGCCTGGTGCATCGCAGACACTGCAGGGCAAGGCTTTCACCTTGGCCAAGTGTTCGCGCTCAGTCTTTGTCAGCTGGTTGTTCATGCGATGGCCTTCCGCTGCTTCAGCCAGACCACACGGGCCTGCACCTTCTCTGCCTCCAGAGGCTTGAACTCAGCGCAAGCCTGGGCCTTGGCGCTCAAGGTGTGCCCGGGAAGTGCCTTCCTGTCGCAGCGGGCGAACCCGAAGCGCAGCATGGTGTCCGTAGCCTTGGGGTTCCAGTGCTTGCATTCGTGGCAGGTGTTCATCTCTGCACCTCCAACATAAAGCTCTCCACACAGTTCCAGCGCTGCTGGGGTGTGAGCTGCGGCCAGAGAAAGGCCTGTGCGCGTTCGGTGTAGAGGAATTCGTCCACGGCACGATGCAGCTCAGCAAATTCCGTTTCCTCCATCTCATCGAAGGCCATGCTTTTAGGCTTGGCGTGCATTTGCCCGTCAGCACCAAAGTAGTAGTCAACGAAGCCTGCACCAACGATCAGCCACTCCCGCAGCTTGTCCATGTCGCGCACCACCTCTTGGCGCTCAAGCAGCACGGAGAGCTTTTTGAAAAAATAGGCATGGTGTTTTGGGCTGCGCGGCAGGCGGTAACTGAATGCCAAAGTCTCGCCAGGCATCAGCTTGGACACAGCCGCCTTGAACTTTGCATAGGCGCGCTCTGCTTTGGCGTCCAATCCGCAGAGCTTGCCCTCTTCGCTTCGTGTCAACACAAGCTTGGTCATGCCACCTCCTGGCGGCCCCAGTGGGCCAGCAAAATGGCTTCGGCACGGTTATGGTGCTTGGCCAGCCTCAAGTCGGCTGCAGCCTCCTCATGCAGCTCTCGCGCCTTGTTCAGCGCTGCAGCCTTGTCCGATCCAAGCCCATACAGACGCTTCCACGTCTGTGGAGCTACCTGCTCAAGCGGCCACTTCAAACACTCGACCACCGTCTCAATAGCACCGAGGGAACGCATCAGAGAACCCTGCGTCTGCACCGCATTGTTGGCCCCGCCCATGGTGCTGACCTTCTCCAGGAACACGCGGGGCTTGCCTTCGCTGGCTGGGCAGTGCTTGAGCAGCAGCTGACACAGGGCGCGGCCATCGATCTTGTTCTTCACCAGCGCCTTGGGGCCGGCACCGGGCACAGGCATGGTGGGCAAGTCAAACACTGCGCGCACACCGTTGTGGTCCATCACTGCCACTGCGCCTGTCAAACCGGGGTCAATTCCAATCACGATCATCGTTTTGCGCTCCTTTTTTTGTTATTCATTGCCACGCTTGGGCACCCTCTTTGCCCAAGGCGATTCGCGCTTCACGCACGCGATACGAGGGGACGTTCTTGCCGGCCTCTACCTGGGCCATGATGTTTCTGGCCCACTGCTTGGGGTCCTTGACCGGCAGGCCACCCAGCTTTTGCTTGACCGCGCCCACCACCTGCTTGGCCAGCTCTGGCTTGGCGTGAGGTGCAGGCAGCTGCTTGAACTCCGGTGGTGGGCAGCTGTTGGCCACGCTGCGGAACTCGGCCACCGTGGGGCACTTCACAGGCAGGTGCTTCAGGGCATAGCGCAGCGGCTCCAGGTTGGAGCTAAAGCCCTTGAGCTCGTGCTTCCAGTCGGCCTTCACTGCCGCCATGTCCACGCCCTCCCACTTGCGCAGCCATTCCGTGCCATAGCGCACAGCCATACGGCCAAAAATGGCGTCGATGATGTCGTCAAAAGTCATGGTGTCCTGCTGCATCTCAGCCTCCGATCAGCGAGGGTTGGCGTGGGTGACGAGGCGTCACGTCGATGACGTTGTTGGTGCTGTCCAGGAAGGCCTGGGACTGCTCGAAGGCATTGGGCCTGGCCACCTTGCGCGCCACGGCAGGGTTCATTTCCTCGACGCGCTGGCGTGCAGCACGCTGGTAAGGCGTTTCGGTCAGGCCGTTGGGCTGGCCAGAGAAGCCGCTGGGCATCTTCGGCGCCACCCAGGCAGCCTTGAAGCCGCGCCAGCCGTTGGCGCAGCAGGTCACCAAAGCCTGCTCCAGCGTGTAGCCAGCCAATGTGGCTTCACGGGCAATGCCATCAATGGCGGTTTGCGTCACCGCAGCCTTCAGGGTCTTGCGCAGCTGCAGCCAATCGGCCCAGGTCTGATCCGTCACACCATCCGGTTGAGCAGGAGCAGTCGAGCGCGCACGCGCTGTATTCTTTTGTTCATTGGTATGTTCAATGGACTGTTCTTTGCGTGTAGCCGAATCGGCTAGGGGGGGTGTAGCCGAATCGGCTACCGTTTGAGTAGCCGAACGGGCTACCGTTGCCGAATCGGCTACCGTAGCCGAATGGGCTACCGTTTCCGGCTTGACCAGATCCGGTACACACAGGGTGTAACGGGTCGCTTTGGAGTGACCACCATTTCCCTCTTTGACCAGCCAGCCGAGGTTCACCAAAGCGGTGGTTGCACTGCTGATGTTCGAGGGGTGCATGCCTGTGCGTTCGGCAATGGCAGCGCGTGATGGCCACACCGTGTTGGTCACCTTGTTGCGGAAGCTGAACAGCGCCACGAGTACGCGGGTTTGCTCCAGTGTCAAGCGACGGTCTTGCACCACCTCAAGTGGCACGACAGCAAATTGAGATTCCGTCATATCGCTGCTCTCGCAATGCGCTGACTGCGGTGCGTGTCAGCTGGTTTGGGGATGTGAAAGTGCTGGCAAGGCTTGGGTGTGCGGGCCAGGTTGGTGCTGTGCTGCATGTCTTGAGCGATGGAGCGCGCTGGAATGTCCCAGGCGCTGCGCTGTGTAGGACGTTGCGCTGCTGCTGTATTTCTCACGCTGCACCGCCTTCCTTGTGAGCGCCTGCTAATGCTTTAGCGATCAGCTGGTTTTCTGGAAAGCGCGTAGCCAGCACACTGGGCACATGCTCACGAACCAGATTCACCAACCCCTCTTCTTGCGCCAGCAGATACAGGCGCTGCAGGTTGTCGGCCACGCGCAGAGCCAGCAGCAGCTCATAGACCTGGCGTTGGTCGTCGGTGACGGGGAATTGCACGGTGGTCATGAGTCAGGCCTCCGTGGTTGCAGGGGTGCTCTCGGACTGGCCTTGTGTTTCCACCAAGTGCTTGCGGTACAGGGCTGCCTGGACACGATCCGCCAAGCGCGCCGGGAGAACCGTCGGCCATTGCGAAATCGCCTGAGAGTTGATGCCAATAGCTTCTGCAGCTTTGGCTACAGAGCCACCAAGCAAAGAGATAGCTTCGTCTTTAGTCATGCGCAGATGTTAGTGCTCTTACAGATTATTTGCAAGCACTCTAACATTTATAACCTGTAAGCTAACTAACATGACGACACTACAAGAGCGGATTGCCAAACTGATGGCAGAGACGGGCAAAACCGTTGGCGACCTGGCTTCAATTGCCGGGGTCTCCTCGTCTGCAGTTACTCAATGGAAGGACGGGCCAACAAAAAGCCTAAAGACAGCACCTGCCGTCAAGCTGGCTGCTGCGACGGGCTTTAGCGCAATGTGGATTGCTACAGGAACAGGCCCAGAAAAAGATGCTTCGAAGCCATTCGACGCCAACGCCAAGCCCGCCCCCCTTGGCATGCGCCCATACCCCGTGATCTCCAGCATCCAGGCGGGTGCTCTCAAGGAAATCTCCGCCCCCTACAGCCCAGGCGATGGCTTTGATGTGGAGTACGGCGACGACGACACCTCGCCGTGGTCGTTCTTTCTGGAGATTGAGGGCGATTCGATGCTGCCCGACTTCCGGCCCGGTGACCGCGTGCTGATTGACCCAGAAGTCACGCCCCGCCCCGGTGACTTTGTGGCCGCACGCAATACCAAGCAGGAAGCCACCTTCAAGAAATACCGTGTGCGTGGGCTGGACGCATCAGGCAATGAAGTGTTTGAGCTGGTACCGCTGAATGACGACTACCCCATCCTGCGCAGCGACGAGCAGCACCTGTGCGTCATTGGCACGATGATCGAGCACCGCAGGAAGTTTCGGAGGAAGTGATAAACGAAGAAAATGTGAGCTCTTTTTAAGATACAAAATCCCACTTCAACAAATTATTAAATACGGAGGAGATATGAATAACTATCAAAAAGCAATTAATTCCGCTCATAGTGCCAATCCAAATACAGACTTTTTAGTTGTCAGTCATGAAATAAATCGTACTTTACATGAACGGATCACAGATATTTTCAGCACTTTAGGCGAGAACCGTAAAGAAAATTGCACTATTTTTCTCACCACACGGGGTGGTGATCCTCATGCCGGGTTTCGCATCGCAAGAGCTTTGCAACACTACTACAAAAACGGCACGATACGAATCGTCGTTCCAAGCTTCTGTAAAAGCGCAGGCACACTAATCGCCATTGGTGCCAAGGAGCTTGCCATCGGGGATCAAGGCGAACTTGGCCCACTTGACGTTCAAGTCAGCAAACACTCCGAAATTCTTGAGCGAGGCTCAGGCCTAGACTATACGCAAGCACTTTCTGTCGCCTTAGAACATGCTCAGAAAAGTTTCGCCGATAGCCTGATGCAAATGCGTGCACGGTTTAGATTTTCGACAAAAATGGCCGGCGAACTTGCAACACAACTGGCTCGAGGCACAGTTGAACCTCTTTATGCGCAGATTGATCCAAATCGAATTGGTGAAATGCAGCGAGCAATTCAAATTGCTCACGAATATGGCCAACGTCTCAATTCCTATAGTAAAAATCTCAAAGAAGGCTCTTTAAAGAAGCTTGTTGCCGGGTATCCATCACATAGCTTCGTGATTGACCGTAAGGAAGCCAAGGAACTTTTCAATCACATTCCCCCACTAATTCCTCATGAGGAAGAGTTGATAAAACTCCTGTGGTTTGCCATGCGAGAAGAGCTTGAATTAGTAGAGTTATTGCGCCCTTCTCCGACAATCGAAGAACGACAGCAAGAGGAAAATTCTGCCGATGCATCGGCCAATCCGGCTGAGGAAACGCCTGCAGCGGAAGTCGGCTTACCTACGGTACAATCGCTCGCTGCTTTGCACACACCAACCGAAGAGAGCTACGCATGACACATACAACATCCATTGCAGACCTGTTGCCAGGCAGTGCTTCCATTGGCATGTTTGAGTGCCAACGACTTAACTCTGCGCTTGCCTCGCTCTCATCTGAAGATGGCAACGACACCTATGCAGACATCTTCAAGGCGCAGGCCGAGACATCTACTGAGTTTGCAAAGATGCTGTCTGCCGCACAACAATCCCTGAATAAGCCTTTCCTCGAAGAGTTCGCGTATTAAACGCTAGCTTCTCATGCCCGAAAGCCCGCCCCGAGCGGGCTTTTTTTCGTCTGTGTGGTGTGTGGTCATGGCTGAAATGTTAGCACTCTAAAAATATTTATGTAAGCACGCTTGACAACTTATTGTTAGAACACTTACATTAACCCCATCGCAGCACCAAACGCGAAACGACCGAAGGGGGAGCGATACGCACCCTGAACCGAATCGAAGCAAGAGGAAGGTCCAGCTCTTAGGAGCGCAGCAGCAGGTGCACCCAAGCGATCAAGCCAATGACGAAGGCAGCGAAGGAATCCCGTAGCTGAGCAGCCGCCGAGGTCTGCGCCCTTCTGAGGCCGGGGGTGGAAGCCTGCAGCGGCTGGGAGAACCTGCAGTGCCGCCCGTCACGCGATACGAGTGCAAACCAGAGTGCCTTCGCTGAGGGTGCTGCGGTTTGGTCAACACACTGGAGAACTACATGGGCACACCACACCCCAACAGCCCCAACGGATGCTGGCTGCGCCACGGCTACCGCATCGAGCGCCTGGGCAAATACGGCTGCAAGCGCAACATTTACGCACCGGACGGCACGCTGGTGCTGGTCAATGCAGGCTATGACGAGCAGATGGCCTACTGCCGTGAGCACGGCCTACTCTTGCCGGAAGCCGAGCTGGAGAAGGTCATGTAAGCGATAGAGCCCCGTGGGCATAAAACACCGCCGCCTGGAGCGTCATCCAGGGCGATCATTGAAGCTGAATGCGCAGGCTGATGCGCGGCGTGTTGGAAATGAACCGGCGCAGACGATGTCCTAGGTTGTACCCGAAAGGGCTATGCAACTGCCATGAAAAAACAAGCGCTGCCCTGAGCCGGAGATCAGCACCGGCCAGCTTCAATGATCGTTTTCCAGCCGGGTCGTGGGCATCTCCTCCCTCCCTTACCAAGTTCCCACGACAGCCCCGCCGGGCACCGGCCTTTTATTCCCACCAGCCTGCCGCCGCGCAGGCTTTTTTGTTTCTGGAGACTGCCCTATGCGTTTTCCTGAGCCCATCACCAAAGACATTGCACCGCGGTTTCTGACCGACGAGCAAAAAGACGTTTATGTCGCTGGCTTCAATGAAGCGCTCTACGTCATCAAGAGCATGAACCAGCCAGCACCCCAGCAAGACGAGAAAGAGGTGAAGTTATGACCTGCTACGACACCATGCTGCTCGACCGCTACCAATCAGATGTTGACGCAGCTGAAGCACACGAAGCTGCTATTGAAGCTGCCCAGGAGCACGCCCTACAGATCTTGGAGCGCGAGACAAAGGCCATCACACCGGTGCAATGGTTCAGCAAGAAGCTCTCCAGCAGCTGGACGATGCACGAAGTCTTCACCGACGCACTGGATGCTGACAGCGACATCACCAGTGCCTTTGCCGAGCTGGTCACGCTTGACCACCCACAGGCCGAGAAGCTGCGCCAGCTGCTGCGGGAGCGACATGCGCACACGCAATACCACCTGATCGTGCCCACCGATGACGCCTTTTGACTACACCCCTCCCCCGCAATACCCCACACCACGCAGCCCCGAGGAAGTGCGGGAGCTGCTGGGGCCGACCGATTCAGAGCACAGCGCGGATGCGCTATAGGAGACAAGACCATGCGATACATCTTCAAAGTGAACGGCCAGCCGAGCCGTGACTCTTTCCCCACCCGCGAGGCCGCTACTGCAGCGGCCTTTTTGTTTGCTGGCACGCCATGGGCGGGAATTGTGGTGAGGGCGGCATGACATTGAGCACAAGACCAGCCCAAGGCATGGGGCCGAACTATCACCACCTGCACGGCCTGAGCCAGCCGAACCTGCTGCACTGCACAGAGGCAGAAGCGCGCAAGCTGGCTGCTGTGGATGATTTGCTGGAGGCGCTCCAAGCGATGCTCGAGGCATTTGGAAAGAACGGTCTTGGGGGGGAATACGACCCTGGGGAGGTTCCTGCAATCGATCTTGCACTTGCAGCAACAGCCAAAGCTCTAGGGGAGCAAGCATGACCCCGCCCATCCAGCTCCAGCGCATGCCCAAGCGCAAACGCCCCATGAAGCCCGCCGCTGTGCGGGCTTTGTTTTGGTGGGTGGCCACGGTCTGCTTCTTCACTGGCTGTGCCGGACTCATAGCGAGGTGCACATGACCCCATTGGAATGCTCCACCGGCAAGGTGCCACTGGACTACCAGCGTGCGCAAGGCCTTGCCCGGCGCTCCAGCGCCAGACACGACCACGCCATGACTGCCTACAAGTGCACGCACTGCGGCGCATGGCACTTGGGGCAGCCAGCAAAACGGGCCAAGCCCCTCCCCTTTATCAACCGCAATCACCAGCTGAGGTATGTATGAGCAACGCTCTTGTAAGTTTGACCCAGAAACTGGCCGCCACCCTGAACATGGGCGATGGTGCTGGCCTGATCGAAACCCTGAAGGCCACGGCATTCAAAGGCCAGGTGTCTGATGCGCAGATGACTGCCCTGATGGTGGTGGCCAATCAGTACGCGCTGAACCCTTGGACCAAGGAAATCTATGCCTTCCCAGACAAGAACAACGGCATCGTGCCTGTGGTGGGGGTGGATGGCTGGAGCCGCATCATCAACTCGCACCCGCAGTTCGATGGCATCGAGTTTGAGCAAGACGAGCAGTCCTGCACCTGCATCATCTTCCGCAAGGACCGCAACCGCCCCATCAAGGTCACTGAGTGGATGGCTGAATGCAAGCGCGGCACGGGCCCATGGCAGTCCCACCCCAAGCGCATGCTGCGTCACAAGGCAATGATTCAGTGCGCCCGCTTGGCCTTTGGCTATGGCGGCATCTACGACCAGGACGAGGCTGAGCGCATTGTTGAAGGGCAGCCCCAGCAGCGCCATCCCGTAGACATGGGCCCCGCCGAAGTGGTCGAGCAGCCCGAGTGGCCAGCAGACCGCTGGGCAGCAGGCCTGCCCAAGTGGGTCAAGGGCATCGCAGACGGCAAGCCGCTCGATGAAGTGCTGGCATGGCTCAAGAGCAAAGGCCGCGTCACGGCCGAGCAAGAAAAGCAGCTGCGCGCCGAAGTGGCCAAGCTGCAGCAACCAGCGCCACAGACACAAGACGCCCCGCAGGTTGACCCCAACAAGCTGGCCGCAGACATGCAGGCCTGCAACGACCTGGACAAGCTCTACGAGCTGGCCGGGCTGATGGAAGCCATCACCGACGAAGCAGCAAAGCTGCGCATTGAAGAAATCTTTGCCGCCAAGCAGGCGGAACTGGAGCAAGCACCATGAACATAAAGCAAGCACTCGACCGTCTAAAAGCGATCTCTGAAGCAAAAGAGCAAGCGTCATTGCTTGCTGACTTGCTATCGCGCCGCAACAAAGAAGCCCCGAAAGGGGTAACCGTGCAAATCTTCAACCCGCAGGCTGACAAGTACAACCAAGACCATGGCCGCTACTGCGTAATCGATGCAGACCTGCTGCAAGACGCAATCAACAAGACCGCTGAGCGCTACGTCGCAGAGGCTGCAAAGCTGCAGCCCGTCATTGATATGGCTGAGGCTGCGCTCAAAGGCATTCTGACAACCGGAGACACAAAATGAGCATGCAAATCGTGAACCTGATACAGGGTAGTGCTGATTGGCATGCCCATCGCGCCAAGCACTTCAACGCCTCAGACGCCCCCGCCATGATGGGCTGCAGCAGCTACAAGACCCGCTCGGAGCTGGTCAAAGAGCTGGCCACCGGCCTTGGCCAAGAGGTGGACGCGGCCACACAGCGCCGCTTCGATGACGGCCACCGCTTTGAAGCACTGGCCCGGCCGCTGGCTGAAGAAATCATTGGCGAGGACTTGTCGCCCTGCGTGGGCACCAATGGGAAATTCTCTGCCAGCTTTGACGGCCTGACCTTCATGCACGATGCAGCGTTTGAACACAAAACGCTCAACAAGGCACTGCGCGAAGCCATGGCCGAGGGCTGCACCGGTGAAGACCTCCCCATGCAGTACCGCGTCCAGATGGAGCAGCAGGCCATGGTGTCCGGCTGCGATCGCATCTTGTTCATGGCCAGCGAGTGGACTGGCGACGGCCAGCTGATCGAGGAGCGCCACTGCTGGTATTACCCAGACCATGAGCTGCGCGCCCAGATCATTGCAGGCTGGGAGCAACTGGAAAAGGACGTGGCCGCCTACGACCCCACCGCCGAGCGCCCTGCCCCCGCCGTGGCCGCGCCCGTGGAAAGCCTGCCCGCCGTGGTGGTACAGGTGAATGGCGCCCTGACCGTGGGCGGCAATCTGGATGCCTTTGGCGATGCACTGCGCCAGTTCATTGCACGCATTCCGGCCAAGCCTGCTACTGACCAAGAGTTTGCTGATGCTGAAGCTGCGACCAAGGCCTTGAAGAAGGCCGAAGAAGCGCTGACCGCCGCTGAAGATGGTGCCCTGGCCCAGATCAGCGATGTGGAAGTGATGCGCCGCACCGTGGCTGACCTCAAGAACTTGGCGCGCACCACCCGACTGGCAACGGAAAAGCTGGTGGCCGCTGAGAAGGAGGCGCGCCGTACGGCCATCGTGACCAGCGCGCAGGCCCAGCTCGACCAGCACATTCAAGCCCTGAATCAGCGCCTAGGCTCCAACTGGCTGCCACGCATGGCCGGAGGCTTTGGCGAAGTGATCAAGGGCAAGAAGTCGCTGGCCAACATGGAAGACGCCGTGGCCGTAGCCCTGACCAGCGCCAAGCACGAAGCCAATGTGCTGGCCCAGCGCTTGGAGGCCAACCGCAAGCACTTGGTGCAAGACGGCACGGACTGGATTGCCCTGTTTGCTGACTTCGCCACCGTGGGGGCCAAGGCTGAAGAAGACTTCCAAGCCTTGGCCGCCCTGCGCATCAACCAGCACAAGCAGGCCGAGGCCCAGCGCCTGGAGGCCGAGCGCGAGCGCATCCGCGCCGAAGAAGCCGCCAAGCTGCAGGCCCAGGCAGCCATCAATGCTGCAGCTGCTGCACAAAAAGAAGCTGCCAGCGCACAACAAGAGCCAGTTTCAGCTGCACCAGCAGCAGAAACCAAGGTGCAGAGCGCGCAAGCTGCTCCTGAAGTTGCAGCAAAAGCAGAAGGCGAAACGCTGACGCTGGGGCAGATCAACACCTTGCTGGCTCCTATCAAGGTGGATGCTGCTGGCCTGGCCGAGCTGGGCTTTGAAGCTCGCAAGGTGGAGAAATCCACGGCCAAGCACTACGCGGCCTGCGACTTGCCCGCCATGGTGCAAGCCATGATCGCCCACCTGCAAAGCGTGCTTGTCACTGCATAAATTGATAGCTACCACCGCAAGCCTGCTCTAACCCAGCAGGCTTTTTCTTTTCCCACCACAAGAAAGAGAGAGGCAAATGGCCTTTGAGATTGAAGACTTCACGCCAGTGAAGATCACCAGCGTCAACCCACGCAGCGAACGCCACGGCCCGGAGGAGCTGCACCCTGCTGTGGATCTGCACATCAGCCTGACCACGGGCAACAACATCCTGACCGCGCTGGACGGCAAGCTGCTGGACGCGCTCTACACCAAGAACGCGAACGCTGACCAGGGCGGCCAGCGGAACTTGGAAGGCGTGGAGGAAGTCAGCAACCTGCCAAACCTGAAATTCCCGCTGATGGGTGCCCTGAAGTGGAAGAAAGACCTGATCGGCTACACGCTGACGGTCCAGCACGGCGTGGGCAGCGACATCGTGCTGACCGGCTGCAAGGTGAACAACTTCACCATCGACCCCAAGGAAGGCGGCAGCGTGGACCTGAAATTCCGCGTGCAAAGCAGCGATGTGGACGAGCGCACGCTGGGCAAGCTCGGCCTGCTGGTACAGAACGAAGTGGACGTGATGCTGCTGGCGCCCGAGGCTAAGCAGGATGGCCAGCAGGACATTGAGAACCCGCTGCCTTACAGCCTGGACGAAGCTGACAAGCAGGTGGAGAACCCCTTCCCATCGGCTCTGACGCCTGAGCAGGCACTGGCTGATGCGTGTGCGGCTGAGGCAGCCGTGCACTGACCCATAACCACCATGCAAGCCCCTTCCGAGGGGCTTTTTCATGCCATGAACACTGTGACAAGCCCTGCCTTGCGATACCACGGAGGAAAGTTTCGCTTGGCACCGTGGGTGATGAGTTTCTTCCCCTCCCATCGCTGCTATGTAGAGCCATTTGGCGGCGCTGCAGGTGTGCTCTTGCAAAAGCATCGTGCCTATGCCGAGGTTTACAACGACCTGGACGATGAAATCGCCAACTTCTTTCGCGTGCTGCGCGAGCAACCGGCCGCATTGATCGAGCGGCTCCATCTGACGCCATACGCTCGCGCAGAGTTTGATCTGGCCTACGAGCCAACAGACTGCCCGATCGAGCGTGCACGACGCACTGCCGTGCGAGCACAGATGGGGTTTGGGTCTGCTGGCGCCACCAAGGGAACGACCGGCTTTCGTATTGACACTAAACGCGCCTACGCAACTGCGCAGCATATTTGGGCGCGATACCCCGAGCAGATAGCCGCTGTGGCTGCACGCATGCAAGGGGTACTGATCGAAAACCGGCCTGCAATCGAAGTCATGCAGGCGCACGACGGGCCGGAAACCCTGCATTTTGTAGATCCTCCATACGTCTTCGAGACGCGTTCTGAGCGCAATGTTGCACAGGGCTGCTACAGACACGAAATGACCAATACCGAGCACGCCGAACTACTTGATGCGCTCGACAACCTGCAGGGCATGGTGGTTCTCTGTGGATACCCATCAAAGCTGTACAGCGAACGCCTGAAGCACTGGCGGCAACACAGTACGACAGCACGTATGTCCGCTGGCCGCGGGACTGGCATTCGGACCGAATGCGTGTGGCTTAACCAAGCATGCCAGCGCAACTTGCAGCAGCCTGGATTTTTCTAGATCGAGCAATTCCAGAGGCGTCAGCACAGCGCCCAGCCGGGTGCTGTCCTGATTCCCCTGACCATGGAGACATACATGCTCAACCCAGAACCCAAAGAAACACCAACCCTCAACCGCGCCCAGCGCAAGGCCTACGACAAGTTGCAAAAGTCAGCCGCTTTCAAGAAAGCCAGCCCGTACCGCCAAGCTGTAGAGCTGCACCGTAACGGCTTGGGCTTCCTGGTCCCGAAAGAGGTCTACAAGGAAGTCAGCGTGCCAAACCTCAAACCCTTGGTGCTGCTTAATGACTGCAGGCCGTACCACGAAACCGAAGTGGCCGGCCAGCTGATCAAGATCCGCTTTGCCTACGAACGACTGAAAGACGGCACGGCAGACAAAAACGACTTCGACCGCGTAGGTGTAGCCATCAACCTGGCAAAGGTCCGCGCCATGGAGATTGACGAGACTCTGGCGAACGCACTGGAGCGAGCCCAGGATGCCATGACGCGCTGCAAGGACCGCTATCAGAGGCATGGTCGCTTTGGCTTTGATGGTCCGGGCCTGCAGGACATGGAATACGCGATCGAGGCCAACGAAGAGATCGTCACGCACAGCAGTCCCAAGCAGATGGACATGGCCATGCAGGCAATGGTTGAAGCCCTCAGAAAGCAAACAGGCTACGGCCAACAGCTGGCCGCGATGCTGCTATGACCCCAGCCTACATCCGCTGGCGCTGCGAGCGCATCGAGCAGCTACTCAAGACCATGGGCAGGCGCGAGGCTCTGGAAGTCATCAAGGCTGAGGAGCTGGAAAAGCCATGGGAGCACGACCCACGGCCAGCACTTCCCTTGCCCATGGGAGGCCCACACGGCCTGAACCCACCACACCTGCAACCCGCCTGAGAGCGGGTTTCGTTTTATCTGGAGAGAGATATGAACCAAGCATCAACCAAGAAGATGACTCCCGGCGATGACATGCACCTCACACTGCTGATGGCACCCCATAACCTGAACTTGGTGACAGGCCAAGACCGCCAGCACCTGCTGGCCTTCGGTCGAGCAGCGTTTGAGGCCGGTCAGAAGTGCCAAGGCTGCGACGTACCCAAGGATGGGGTGTATCAGATCAGTGAGCCAATGCCTGCTGATAAGCGCGCGCTGATGCTTTCAGTGACCGCCAGCGAGCCATTCAAGAGTCAGCTGAAAGAGTGTGCGGGCCGCATTGCAGAGCTGGAAGCCCAGCTTGCAGCAGCACAGCAGGGTGTGCAGGCTGCAGCGCCGGTGGACGCGGTGGAGGCGGTGACAAAGGCCATTCTTTTTGAAGACGCCGGAAGCACTTATGACTGGGAGTCCAACACAAACTTGGGGCTAGCCGCCATAAAAGCGCATGGCGCTATGGATGCGGAGCATTGGGCCGAGCTTCACAGGCTGCGCGCAGAAGTTAAGCGCTCTGATGGCGCGCCATGGCAAGCAGTTGCTGCGCAAGATCGCGCGGAGTGCAACAGGCTTCGCGCCATGCTTGCCGCCAGCACGTACCCCGCAGAGAGTGTGTCAGCGCAGCAGGCAATGGAGGCGCTGAAAGCTGCAATGAAGGCAGATCCTGAATATGCGTGGTCTTGGCATTGCGCCATCTGTGCTGGCGCGCACGACGAGGGCTTGGAGACCGGTGCAGCGAACCGCGCTGCAGCGCGTGTGATGAACATGGCTTTCGACTGTGACACTACAAAGAACGCAAATTTTCATGCCGCGCATCTTGCCGCCACCCACCCCACCCCGCAGGGGCTGGATGCCGACATGTTTTGGGACGCCGACGACCCAGAGCGCTGCGAGAGCAGCATCAACAACGTGGTGGTAGAGGCTTACAGCTATCGCGGGCTGAAAGTTGGCGACATCGTGACAATCCTGCGCGCCGCGCGCCTACCAGGCCTTGAAGTGCGCGTCACTCAAGTCCCTGACGCCGAAGGCAATGGCGATCTGGAGTGGGACGTGATTGATGCAGCCCAAGCAAAGCAGGGAGGTGCGTGATGGGATGCGGAACACTCAAAGAGCAGCGAGAAGAAGCGCACCGGTGGGAATTCAGGGTCGAGGACCGTGGCTTCGATGCAGCCATATGTGACAAATACCCAGACTTGTTTGATAGCGACAAAGTGCTGCGTGACGCGCATGCCAAATACCGTGAATCAGTAGACGCCATCAACGCACGAATGGCCGAACTTGCAGCCCAAGCCAAGCAGGGAGAGCGCAAACCATGACCCAAGCCAGCCGCCGCGCCCGTGAGCGCGGAGACAAGCGAGACCGCTGGAAAGAACCCATTACCCCCGAGCCCCGCCACTGAGCGGGGTTTGTTTTTTGGAGAGCACATGCTGACACCCCAATTCCTTCTCCCCGTGCACAGTGAGCTGGTGGTTGATCTGTTCGCCGGTGGCGGCGGCGCTTCCACTGGTATCGAGCAAGCCATCGGCCGCCCGGTAGATATCGCGGTCAACCACGACCCGGAGGCGGTAAGCCTGCACACGGCCAATCATCCGCAGACGCGCCACTTCTGCAGCGACGTGTTTGAGGTGGACCCGCTGACCGTGACAGAAGGCCAGCCCGTGGGCCTGCTGTGGGCCAGTCCAGACTGCAAACACTTCAGCAAAGCCAAGGGCGGCAAGCCCGTGAGCAAGAAGATTCGCGGCCTGGCGTGGGTGGTCATCAAGTGGGCCAAGCTGACCAAGCCCCGCGTGATCTGCCTGGAGAACGTGGAAGAGTTCCAGACCTGGGGGCCTCTTGGGCCAGACAACCGCCCATGCCCTGAACGTAAGGGCCTGACCTTCCAGCGCTGGAAAAAGCAACTGGCAAACCTGGGCTACAAGGTGGAACACCGCGAGCTGCGCGCCTGCGACTACGGTGCACCCACCATCCGCAAGCGCCTGTTTCTGGTAGCGCGCTGTGACGGCCTGCCTATCGTGTGGCCCACCCCCACCCATGCAAAGCCGGACGCCAAGGGCAAGGTGCCAGCAGGCATGAAGCCATGGCGCACTGCAGCCGATTGCATCGACTGGAGTATCCCTGCCCCCAGCATCTTTGAGCGCGACAAGCCGCTGGCTGACGCCACCTGCCGCCGCATTGCCAAGGGCATCATGCGCTATGTGGTGGAAGCCGAGCAGCCGTTCATTGTTCCGGGTGTTGCCGCCACTCTGGTGCAGACCGGCTATGGGGAACGCCCAGGACAAGCACCACGTGTGCCTGGTCTGGATAAACCGCTTGGCACGGTAGTGGCCGGGCAGAAGCATGCGCTGGTGCAAGCCTTCTTGGCCAAGCACTACACCGGCGTGGTGGGACACGAGCTGGACAAGCCCACGGGCACAGTGACCACTGCCGACCACCACAGCCTTGTCACCGCCAACCTGATCCACATGGGCCACGGCGAAGGCAAGGAAGGCGGCAAGCGCTGGAGCCACGGCATCCGCGATGTGAAAGACCCACTCAACACCATCACCGCCCAGGGCGCAGCCGCAGGTGTCGTGCATTCGTTCCTAGTCAAGTATTACAGCGAAGGCGGCCAGGACGCAGCCTGCACCGACCCCATGCACACCATCCCCACCAAGGACCGCATGGGCCTGGTCATGGTGCGCGGCGAACCCTATGCCATCGTGGACATCGGCCTGCGCATGCTCACCCCGCGTGAGCTGTACCGCGCCCAAGGTTTTCCTGACAGCTATGTCATCGACACCGGCGCTGCAGGGGAGCCCATCACCAAAACCGCCCAGGTGCGCATGTGTGGCAACAGCGTGTGCCCGCCACTCTCGCATGTACTTATCAAAGCCAACTACTGCGAGCGCCAAGCGCTTCAAAAAGCAGCCTGAACCGCCCCGAAAGGGGCTTTTTTATTGCCCAAACCATGAAACACACAGAAACAAGTGAAACGCCACTGAGCACTACTGTGCAGACCTCTATCGAACCGGAATGGGTGTTGGCAAGCAAGTACCAGGAGCTGACTGGCGTCACCCCCATGGCCATTCATCAACGCAGGAAAGAAGGCAAATGGCTTGATGGCACGCACTGCGCTGTCATAGGCCGCCGCCTTTATGTAAATGTCAAAAAGGCCGACGAATGGATAAAAAGCCAAATATCAAAACCCCGCCGGGCATTTTGATTCGTGAGCTTATTTCGGGCCCACGAATTCAGATTGCCTTTTCATGGAACGGGCAGCAGTGCAGGGAATTATTGCCGCCTTGCACCATCAACAAAGCAGCGATTACCTATGCAGAAAACCTGAGAAACGAAATCAGGAGAAAAATCGCAGATGGTAGTTTTGAGTATGCTGCCTACTTCCCTGAAAGTCCCAAAGCTCAGGTGCAGAAAAAAGAACTCTGCCTCATGGAGGACATGCTGAACAACCAGCTGCACCTCTATGAGAAGCAGGTTGCCAACGGCCAGATGTCGCCCTCTACCTACCGTGGCTACTACAAGAGCATCACCGGCGAGCGCATGCGCCACTGGCACGGCTGGAAGCTGGGAGACGTTACACCTTCTGCCCTGCGTGACTGGGTTAGCGACATGGACTGCACCAGCAAGGCCATCCGCAATATGCTGATCCCGCTGCGTTCGATATTTGAGGATGCACTCAACGATGGGCTGATCACAGTAAATCCATTTGAGCGCATTGCATTATCGAAACTGATTCGACAAACCAGCAAAGCCAGCGATTATGTGGTTGACCCATTCACGCACGAAGAACGTGCTGCCATATTGCAAGCCTGCCGTGCTGATGAATGGCCGATGTTTCAATTTTGGTTTGAAACAGGCCTGCGCCCCGGAGAGTTGCAGGCGCTGGAGTGGCAGCATATTGATTTTGAGCATGCCATCGTGCGTATTGAGCAGAACCAGGTCGCTGGCGTTATCAAGGGCCCAAAGACTGAATCCGGCAGGCGCACCGTAGATCTCAGCCCAGATGCCCTGGAAGCCCTCAAGGCGCAAAAGCCCATCAGCTTCATGCGCGGGAAACGGGTGTGGCTCAACCAGCGCACGCTGGAGCCGTGGGAGACAGATGCCCAGGTGCGTAAAACAGCCTGGCTGCCGCTGATGAAGCGTGCCGGCATCAAGTACCGCAACCCCTATCAGATCCGGCACACCTACGCCTCAACCCGGCTGACGGCTGGGGCGAACCCCTGGTACATCGCCGACCAGATGGGGCACGCCGATGTGACCATGGTCTTCAAGACCTACGGCAAGTTCATCCGCGAAGACTTCCAGAAGCCCAGGGCGACGCTGAAAGCCGTGAAATAG